GGTCCTAATCGGCGTTGTCGCCGCATTGGCGGGAACGTTAGGCTTTCGCTTGGGCTCACAACCGCCGCAACAGATTATTGTGCACATGGAGCCTACGCCGCGTTTTTGACTGCGCGGGAAACGAAGGGAAAGAGGCGATGCCGGAGATCGACTTAAAATTTATAGCGAAGCGGCTTGACCAGCTTGGCGCGGACTTTGCGAACATGCGGGACGACATCACGGTGCTCACCGCCATGGTCGCCCGCGTTGAAGCGTCGCTTGGCTCGCTCGTGATCGAGAGTCGCGCAACGCATCGTCAAATGGCGCGCTTCAATGACCGCCTGCGCAAAGTCGAGAATGCCGAGGAGCGGGCGTGACATGGAAAAGGAACAACTGACACTCAGCACTGAGGACGCGGTCAAGATCGCCGTAGCCGACGCGCGGGTTACGATGCTGATGTGGGTTATCGGTCTTGGCTTCCCGATTACGTGGGCGCTGATGCTGACGGGCTTCGGCTTAGTCATCACCCAGCTTTTTAATATTGCGGCGCGGCTACCTACCTAACGAAGGGAAAAGAGGCCAATGGTCGAAGTCACTCATCTGCGGTGCGACAAGTGCGGCAAGGACGTCGCTTACGACAGCAACAGCGTGCCGGCAAGAAAGTGGGCGCGTTGCCGGGTTGATTTCGATATTTTTGACTTCTGCCCGGGCTGCTGGGCGCAGATCATGGCGGCCGCGCAAGTCGAGGAGCCGGCATGACCGCTTATCAGCCGCCGGGCGCGCGCCGCGGCAAAAATGAGGAGCGGCCGGCGCCCGACTATCCGCCCGGCTATGAGCCCGGGGGCGAGCTTTGCCCGCCTTACGGCCCGCAAGCCTGGGCGGTGCTCGACATGCTGCCGCCTTCGCTGCTGCCGCAGAACTACCGCTATTTTCTCGCCGGGGCGATTGCGCAGGTGATCGAAGACTGCGTCGACCAAGCGCTCGCCGGCAAGCCGAAGCCGCTCGGCGGCTTAGGCCGCCGCCAACGCCGGGGCCACGCATGACGGCGCTCGCCATGACGGCCGAGGTCCGCGCCGAGATTGCCGCAGCGGTCGCGCGCGCCCGCGCGAGCCCGATCCCGTGGGCCGACCTCAAGGCTAGCGCCATTCAAACCAACAAGCCCATGGTGACGCTCCCCGACCGGCCGGAGAATTTCAAGCGTCGGCCGGAGTCGCAATTTGTTCAGGTCCCCGTCGGCTTCCTCTGCGCGATCTCTTTCGAGCATCAGCCGCAAGGGCTCGCGCGTCACCTGTCCGTGTCGCTGCGATGGCGCCGCCGCTTTCCAATGACGGGCAATGGCACGAGATCGCGGGCGAGAATGTCCGGCCGCAGCATTCGCCTGCGGAGATCGCGGAGGCTATCGGACCAACAACGGTGACGGTGAGCAAATGACACTTGAGATATGGACCGTCTATCGCCGCCCGCGTGACTACCCCAACCATTTTGTGGCGCGCAAGTCGCTCGCGACGATACCGCCGACAGTGACCAACGACATGTTCGTGGGCGTGACGCTCGACGAGGTCCGCGCCCTTCTGCCGCCCGGGCTGGTTTGCTTGCAAGCCGCGCCCGAGGACGACCCGGTCATTGTGGAGGTTTGGATATGATCGACGGTGGCAGCGTGGAAAACCAGCCATGATCGCCTTGCCCATGTACCAGCGCAAAGCGGACGCCTTCGAAATGACCGATGACGTGCGCCGCGTGCTCGTCTGCCGCAACGCTACCAATAGGATCGCGGTCGCTATCGACTGCGACGTTGCGGAGCCCGGCGACTTGACAATCATTTCGCAGCTCGTCCGCGAAGGCTTCCTATCATGGATCGACCGCATGTTTCTGCGGCGGCCCGGCATCAATGTTGACATCTACAAGCTCTCGCTGGCCGGCGTTGCGCTCTGCGAGAAGCATGGGATCTCACAGGGAGTCAGAGAATGATTTACGTGAACGGGCAAAAAAGGATCGTGCTGACTTACGCAGGCGACTTGCTGCAGCTTGAATTCTATAGCAGCCAAACCGACAAGGCTCCGTACTCCACCATCCGGCTGAGGGGAAAGGAAAGCAACGAAGTCATTAACAAGCTGCGCAATTCAGCCGCCAAGGGTTGAGGCATGAAAGAGCCGGTCGAGCGCGCAATGGGTTCGACGTTCGAGGATCGCGAAACGGTGTGGACGCCGTGACTGGATGGAATGCCTGCATTGTCACTGTCGAATAAAATCAACGCTGTTTGAGTCACCAACTCCAGTCCTGCGAACAAACATCGGCACCGTTCGGGGCGGGTTATTGCTCAGAACCTGTGCTTGCATCTGAGTGGGACTAATGAAGGACGTTGTCATCGCTGGGACACCGGCCTCATAGACGACATCGCCGCTGGCAAAGCCGGTGCCAAGCACGGTTATTATTATTCCACCAGAGCCCGGCACCGTGATGGGGTTGGGGTTAAGCGAGGTGATGACCGGCAATATTGGTGTCACCGCATGGACCAGATCCACGATATTTGAATTCCCAACCGTGGGAGAACGAACCTGGACCGGCTCGCTGCGCGGCGGCCCGGCATTGCTGTGGTTGCAGTTCAGCTCGGTCCCTGGCGTGACGATGAACGTCGGCTTCTGTGCACCATTAATATAGATGATGCCGTCGCTCGGAAAATTGGTACCGAGAACGCGGAGCGTGGGTGTGCCGCTGCCCGAGGCCGGGATCAGCATTGGGTTGGGATCGAGCGAGGTTATGATTCCCGCCAGCGGATTTGGCGTGAACAGGAACGGTAATGTGCCAGCGCCGAGCATGCCGCTGTCCTGCACCGTGACTTCGGCGCTGCGCGCAATCGGTTCCAGCGACGGTTGGACCACGAAACTGACCTGCGTTGGTGAAATCAGTGTTGTTGGCACGGCGACGCCGTCCCACCTGATTTGGGTCTGCGCGCGGAAATTGGTACCGGTGACGACGATCGTAAGATCGGGCGCCATGCACACCGCCGTGTCCGGCGTCAGCAATGTGATCTCCGGCACCACAGCCGCCGTGAATACAAACGGCCGGGTGCCGGCGCCAGCGGTGGCGCCGTCGCGCACCGTGACAACGGCAACCCGCGCCGTTGCTTCCGCGGAAGATGGCACGACAAAGCTGAGTTCCGTCGCCGAAACGAATGTCGTCGTCTGAGCAACGCCGTCGAACAGCAGTTCACAGGTGCCGGTGAACAGCACGCCGCCAGCCCGGACGACGTGATTCGGAGCGCCGGCCACGGCAGTCGACGGCGTCAGCGAGGTGATCGCCAGCACGGCGGCGGTGTAGTCAAACTGCAGGGTTGCGGCTGAAACGAGTGTTCCAGTCAGCGCCTGCACCGGTACTTGCCGGGGTGCAGTCTCGATCTTGGGCTGGATGATGCAGCGTAGTTCGGTCGCGCTGACGAACGATGTCAGCACCGGCGCGTTGTCCCAGATGATCGTGGTCTGCGCAATGAAATTGCTGCCGAGGACTCGCAAGATCGCGTTGGGACCGCCAATCGGCAGCGCCGGCGGATCGAGCGAAGTAATCACTGGCAGGTCGGTGACGCCAACACCGCGTTGCCACCATGCCCCTTTCCAAACATAAGAGGCCGGATCGAATCGAAAGCCCTGCTCGAGCGCGGGAGAATCTGGGAAGTCCATGCCCATGGTCACCCCCTTTGCCGCGCTTTGAGCGCTTCGATCTCGGCTTCGAGCTGCTTCATTCGGGCGACTGTCAGCGCGAGCACCTGGGCGATGTCGTAGCCTTCGACTTTCGGGACCGCTTGCGTGAGATCGCTGGTTCCGGGCGAGGCGTAGGAGACCAGGTCCTCGGCCATGTCCTCGGCGATGAACCCATACCGCATACGCTGCTCGGGAAACGGCATGGGGCTGGCGAGCGGAACGCCGTCCTGATCCAACGGCGGCGATGGATCGTTCAGCTTGAAGCGCACCGGGTTCAGCGCCGCCCAATCGGTATCGATCTCCACGGGCAACACCGCGCGGACGCTGTTCTTGTCTTCGCGTGACGAGCGGTTGGTGAGCGAAGCACAGGACACCTCGCCGTCAAAGTAAGCACGCGGCGGAGATGCGATCTGAAGCAGTATCGCTCTGCGATAGCCCCACCCGCCGCAGGCTAGGTTGAACGCCACACTGCTTTCGTTGGTACCGGCATTAGCGCCATCCTTCTGCCCAGAGATATCGGCGTTTTTCTGGCTGTCTGGCGTGCGAAATATGAGCTGACCTGTGACAACGCCATTATTGCTGTTAGCGCTTTGTAAGTAGAAGTGTTGAGTGTTCGCCATAACGATGTAGGAATTCATCGTTAAGCCACCGGCCATCGTGTCGCCGGCAGTGTTTATATAGCGCGCGTCGTAACGGGGAAAATCGTTCACCGTGTCGATGATGTCGCGCCGGTTGGTGCCGTCGTTGTTCTCGATTTGAGGCTGCTGGCCGCCCGAGCTTTCGCGAATGACCATGCCAGCGCCAGGGATCTTGTAGACGGCCCCGCCGCCACTGAAGAGCACACCCTGGCCATCGGTCCCGAAATTCAAATTGCCGGTCATGGTATCGCCGGCAAGATCGACTTTGCTCGCGGACAAATCCTCCAGCGAGTCCTGAACGTTGGTTTGGCCGTTGACGTTGGGGATAACCGAGACGTTGGAGGCTGTCGTCGCCGGACCGCCAATCGCCAAATGCACCCAGGCCGTTCCATCCGAGACCAGCCAGTCGCGCGCGGCGAAGGTTATGCCGGCGGCCGGTCCCGTCGTTGGCGTGCCGGGGACCGTAACGATGACGTAGTGCCCCGCTGCCACTGCGGTCGCGGGCGGCAGTGCTCCGTCGGGATAGCCGGACGCGAGGGTAAAGTCGCACTGCGCATCGGCGGTGCTGGCATCCATGACGCCGACGAGGAGGACAACACCGACTGCTGTCGCGACCAAATCGTCAACGTACCGTTTGTGCGTTGCCTCGCGATCGGCGACCGGAGCTGGCAGCGGCAGTATCAGCGGCCCGGTCATCGTGTCGCCAACCTTCTTGACGAAGTCGGCGGCGGCTGTGTCCACGGCCCACCCGGCGTCTTTGCGTATGTACGCCTGACCGTCTAAAGGAGCCTCGGGCAGATTGATCTGCACCCACTGCGACGAGCTGCCGTCGTTGTAGCGAACGTAGGTGTCACCCGTGAGGCTGTTGAACCAGATTGTATCGTCGACAGGTGCCGCCGGCGGCGTGTCGGAAACAATGACACCGCCCGCTGCGATAACTTCCTGCCATGTCGAGTTACCGAGAAGATCGCGGACGCGCGCGTAGTGCTTGTCGTCCGGCGGCGGCTCGACGATCGCGCCGGCGAGCAGATCGGTCGCGAGCGGCACCACCAGCATGCCGTCACCGCCGGAGGCATCGACGTCAGCTGCTTGAGTGGCAGAACGTGGCGGCACGTAAACACCGCCAAGGAATTGCGGCGCGATGCCGGCCGGCTGCAGGTGGACGATGTCTGGTGTGGTGCTGGTATCCTTGGTCAGGCCGGTGCCGAAGTCGAGCTGCTCGGAAACAAACGGTTGCCATGCCGGCGGGCCTGCAGCCGGGTTGACCCTTGCGTACTGCACCCCGTCCGCTGGCGCCGGCTCCACGATCGAACCCGCCAGCAGGTTGGTGGCCAGCGGCACCACCAGCCGGCCATCGCCACCGGAAGTGTCGACGTCGGCACCCTGCGTTGGACTCCGCGGTGGCACCCAAACGCCACCGAGGAATTGAGCCGCGATGCCAGCCGGTTGCAGGTGAACGATGTCTGGTGTGGTGCTGGTATCCCGGGTCAGACCGGTGCCGAAGTCGAGCTGCTCGGCGAGAATTCGGGTCCAGTCGCCGCTGAGAGTCGTGCGCGACCTTGCATACTGCAATCCGTCAGCGGGCGGCTCGACCAGGGTGCCCGCGAAGGCACCTTGCGCAATCGGAGCCGTCAATACGCCAGCGGCGCTCAGCGTAAGACCCTGATTGTTATCCCGCACCGGCACCGTGACGCCGCCGATTTCACCCAACGTGTTGGCGATCTGCAGGTTGACGGTGTTGCCAGTGGCATCGAGACCGATGCCAAAGTTCATGATCGCTACTTCGACATGATTGAACAGCTGAGCCGCGTCATTCCAGATGGCGTAATCGCCCTCTTTAAGCAAAACGCCATCGAGGCCGGGCGTGCTGCCAAGCGGCGGGGTTTCCGACACCGCAGGATCGGCGCAATCGACAATCCAGTAATCGCCATTGGCCTTGGCGGGGATAGCGCCGATGTTCGGCACGTTAGGAGCAGGCTGCCACATGCCCTGATAGGTCAGGTCGATCGAGCTGGTCACCGGCGTCCATGAGCTGACGCCGGCATTGGTGCGGGTGCGCGCCCACAATTGCCCGGTGCCGTTCTGCGGCTCGACGATGCTGCCAGCCAGCGACTCAGTCGCCAGCGGCGCGGTCAGTATTCCAAGGCCGGTGTTTAGGTTGAGACCTTGGGAGACCGAACGCGGCGTGATGCGCACGCCGCCAATCTCGTTATTGGTATTGGCGATCTGCAGATCGATGGTGTTGCCGGTCATTTCCAGACCGATGCCGGCATCGATCGGCGTGCCTTCGATCCACGAGCTGGCCCCGCCTGTGGTGCGCGTGCGGGAATAGATCAGACCATCCGGCGGCGGCTCGACGATCGAACCCGCGAGCTGATCGGTTGCAAGCGGCACCACCAACTGGCCATCGCCGCCGGAGGTGGCGACGTCGGCAGCTTGCGTCGGGCTGCGCGGTGGCACCCAGACGCCGCCAAGAAACTGCGGCGCGATACCGGCCGGTTGCAGATGGACGATCGGTGGCGTCGCGGTCTCGTCCTTGGTCAGGCCGGTGCCGAAATCGAGCCCCTCGGCGGGAGCGACTAACTGCCAAGTACCGTTGACGCGGACATAGGAATTGCCGTCGGCCGGTGCCTCTTCGGTGACCGGCACCCACGACTCGTTGATGCGGCCATAGCGCTCGCCATCGACCGGCGCTTCGCCGACGATCTCCTGCTCGACCGGCAAAGGGGTTTTGCTCATGTCGTTCATTGTTTGCCGGCCCTTATGTGAAAGTGAACTGCAGGCTCAGCGGTGGCGCTACCGGAACGACGTTGTCGTGCGACCCGCCATGCTGGTGACCGATCCGGATCGTGACCGGAACGGATCCAGCTGTTGCTGGCGGCGTGAGGTCAAACCGGACGTCGCTGCCGTTCACCCAGCGCGTCGGTACTGCCGCGCCGTTGACGATCACGGTTGCGGTGTTGCCGAAGTTGGCACCGAGCAATTGGACTTCCAGCTGCGCACTGCCGCGCGGCGCAGTGTTCGGCACCAGCGAATTGAGCACCGGGTTGAGCACGCACTGCGCTTGCATGGAGTTGGACAGCGCGGTGCCGCTGCGCACCCGCATGTCAAAGGTTCCGGTGGTGGCGTTTGCCGCACTGGTCGTCGTCGTCAGCGTCGTGGCGTTGACGTACGTCGTCGTCAGCGCCAAGGCCCCACGCATCACCACGCTGGTTGGCGTGAAATTGGAGCCAGTGTAGGTGATGGTTTTCGGTGCATCGCTGAACCCAACGATGTCCGGGAAGATAGCCGACAAGGCTGGCGTCAGCACCACCTGGGTGAAGTCGAACGGGCAGGTCGAGACTGACGTGGCGGTGCCGTTGCGCACACCGACGATCGCTCGTCGCGGCGTCGCCTCAGCCGAAGGTCTGGCGGTGAAGCGCAGCTGCGTTGTTGAGACATAGATGGTGGCGACGGCAGCCCCGTCGACCAGGACGACACTGGTCGGCTGGAAGTTGCTGCCGTTGACAGTGACGACGACATCGGCCGAAAGAATTTCGGCGCTGGCCGGCACCAGCGGGCAGAGGATCACCGGCAGCGGAATGGCCGTCAGTGTGAACAGCGGTGCGCCTTGTCCCACGGTGGCACCGTCGCGCACGGTAACTTGGGCTTGGCGCGGCAGCGCCTCGGCGGAGGTGTCTGCGGTAAAGCGCAGCGTGGTCGGACTGACGTAGGTGGTGGTGACGTTGGCGCCGTCCCATTGCAGCACGCAAGTCGGCGTGAATTGCAAACCGGTGGCCGTGACCAGCACGTCGGGCGACAGGCACTGCGCAGTATCCGGATTGATCGAGGTGATCATCAGCGGCGGGATCGCCGTGAAGGTGAACGTGGGCGCGCCGAGGCCGGCGGTGGCGCCGTCTTTCACGGTGACGATCGCAGCGCGCGGCGTTAGCTCGGCCGAGGAGTCCGCCATGTAACGCAACTGCGTCGGGCTGACATAGGTCGTGGCGACGTTGGCGCCGTCCACCATCAGCACGCAGGTTGCGGTGAACACCGTGCCGTTGACGGTGACCAGCACATCGGGTGACGCGCATTGCGCAGTGTTTGGAACCAGCGAGTTGATGGCGAGAAGCGGTGCTGCCGTGAAGGTGAACCGGCAGTTACCGGCGGCCGTGGCCGCGCCGTCCCTCACCGTGATGGTTGAGGCTTTCGCCGTCGGCACCGTGCTCGGGCGGATCGGAAACGTCAATTCGCCAGTGTTAACGAAGGTGGTGGTCTGCGCCACGTTGTCGAGATAGGCGACGCACGAGGCGGTAAAATTCTGGCCGATGACGCGGCAGGTCAGGTCGGCCGAGCCGCAAATCGCCGTCGACGGAATGGTCGGGCAGATCACCGCCAGGATGGTCGGGTCGAGCGGCGCGCCGCTTCCGGCCGCAGGCGGCCACGGCTCGGGCAAGGTGCAAGGGGCAGGAGGAGCGCAATTGTCAAAGCATGCGGCAAGCATCCCCACGTCACTTCTCCCTTAAGTGCTGCTCGGGGGCGCCTCACCGGGGCGGACAGTATCACGCCCGCCGTCGTGGTGGTATAGAGAGCCCGGTAACCCCCTTCCATTGGAGCTCGCGCAACATGAAGAAGCTTTTGTTAGCCTGTGTAGTCGCCCTGGCGGCGTGCAGTCCTGCCCTGGCGGATGTCATCGACGTCTTCGCAACCGTGGACGCGCTGCCGCCCGCGCACACGTCCAGCGCTACCGGACAACTGGTCATCGTCGGCGTGGCGCTGCCGTTCTTTAGCCTGAACACCGTCGTGATCAACTCGCAGGCGACGCTTCCCGCGCCGGGAATTCTCGACACCAATTCGCTGAACCTAAATCAGACGGTCGGCGGGGATCACACGCTGGTGCTCGACATCATCGCCTCGGGCCTGACCGGGCCGGGGTCGCTGCAAAACATTCTCTCGACATTTTCCGTGAGCGGATTGACGGACGGCTGGACCGCGCGCGAGCGGACTTTCATCAATGGAACGCTTCTGTCTGACACCGGGACGTTCACAACGCCGAGCGGGTCGGCGTTTGAGATCAAGCCCGCCTTCCTGGGCGCGACGTACTCGGCCGAGGTCATCTACACGATCCATGGCGTCGGCATCGGTGGCTTTAACGGGGGCATTGATATGTCCGTGGCAGTGCCGGGGCCGATCGTTGGTGCCGGCATCCCCGGGCTTCTGACCGCTGCCTTCGCCGGCTTCCTCGGGTGGAAGCGGCGGCGGCGAGGCTTGGTTGGAAACGGCTGAGTTGTTCGCCCTTCACGGCCGTTGACCAAGGGGCCCCTCGTTCTTCACCCCCTGGGGGACGAGGGGTCCTTCGTGCGCGGCGCTACACGATGCGGACTCAAAACGGCTTCATTCTAACCAATGTGCCCGCGCAGGAGCGCACCGTTGTGCGCGTTGCGAAAGTGCCGGGCGAGCCGGGCGACCATCCGGGCGAACAGGTCGTCACGATCTGGGCGCGGGGGCGCAAGGGGATCGAGCAGCGGAAGCTATCGAACGTTTGCACGCGGGTCCGCGAGGACTTGGCTACGACCGCGGTCGCCTATTATTCTGCCACCCTCCGGCGGGTGAGTCAGCGCTGGCAATTGCGCGAGCGCGTGCCCGATCAAGACTGGTGACTCAGGTGCGCGCTAGGCATTACGCCCTCCTCTGGACGCTCGCGCTCACCGCTGCCTGTGCTATCGTCATGGCCGTTACGCTGGCATGGTGAGGGCATGGGAAAACGCCGCGCCGCAGTTGATCGTGAAATGCTGGACGCCGACTTCATCGTTTGCATGCCGGCAAGTGCTGAGACGGAATTTACCGACAACGTGACTGCGATCTGCTGTCAATGCGGGCGCTCGGTCCAGCATCGCCCCTATGTGCCGCGGAAGGTGCGGAAACTTTGCACCGAATGCGCGCTTGGCATGGTGAAAAAAATAGAAGGGTTCACAATAACCCAACGGGTGCGCGCCGAGGTCGCGGCGGTTTTGAAACGGCGGCAGCATTGAAAAAAGAGGATATGGTCCGCGCCGCCAACGCCAACGCCTGGGCGCTCGGGACGCGCGCGCACAATGGCTTTAGCGTCCGGCGCGTCGTGTGGGGCCGCCTCATGGCGCGAGCCGAGAAACGCCCGGGCGAGGAAATCCGCCGGGCGATGATCTTGGTGGCTACTCCTCCAAGCAAATCCGCAAGTCCGGGGCGAGCCGCCCGGGCGCGAGCATCCCGAGGCCGGGCTCGCCGGCAACCACCAGCGCCGCGCGCGGGAACAGCCGCGCGAGCGCCGCCTGCCCGAGTGTCCCGACCTCGTGAGCCTCGTCCACCAGCACCAGCGGAACATTCTCATCCGGATAGAGCCGGCCGGCCAGAATGTCCGCGTCGTCAACGACCCGCGCCCGGCGCCGGAAATCCTGCCAGCGCTCGCCGAGCTCGCTGACGAGCGATAGCGCCGGGAGCCGCTCGCCGCGCTCTAAGGCCGCCGCATGCGCCGCCGCCATCAGCTCGCCGCGGAGCCGCGCCCGCTCCTCGAATGCAAGCCCGGCCGCGAGCTCGCGCCGCCGCTTGCGCATGAGCTTGTCGGTCGCCGCCCCCGGCTCATGCCCGCCCGCCCGCCTTATGAGCGCCATAAATTCGTCGAGGAAGCGCGCCCGGTGCTCCCACCGCACCCGGTCGAACTCCCCGCTATGCGCATAGGCGACCTCCGCCAGCGGCCCCGCCAAGGAGTCCCAAAACAGCGTCGTGAGGTCGGCGCCGAATTCGATCAGATCCGCCACCGAGCGGCGGAACATATTCGCCGCCCCGGGGTCGAGCGCCACCAGCGCAAAGCGATGCACCCGTACGTCCCACTCCTCTATTGCCTCTAATGCGACGGCGGTGAGGACGTCGCTCCGCCCGCTCATCGGCCCGCCGTCGATGGTCGCCACAAACTGCAGGCGCTTAACCAGCAGCGGCCGCAGCAGCCGCGCGGCTGACCGGCTATCGCCGCCGGCCGGCGCTTGCGGTAGACTTGGTGCGGAGGCGGGTCCCATGACCGCAACGATTATCCCTTACGAAGACGCCAGCTCAACGTTCGAGCGCGACAAAAAAGTGTTCCACCTCCGCCTTGCCGGCGTCTCGCCACGCCGGATCGCCGAGGAACTAAGTTGTTCGCTCGACCAAGTCGAGCAGTCGCTAGACCGCATGACCGGCGGCGTGAGCCCGGCGCTTCGCCAGCGCACGATCCTGATGGAGTTGGAGCGCCTCGACGCCTTGCAAAAGGTGCACTATGCCAACGCCTTGAACGGCCAAATCGGAGCCACCCTCGTGGTCGTCAAGCTCATGGAGAGGCGCTCCCGCTACCTTGGGCTTGACGCCCCGGTGCGTACCGACGACCCGCTCGGCGGCGCCGGCCAGCGGGAGTCCAGCACCGAGGGGCTCCTGCGCGAGCTCGACCGCATCGCCGCCGAGCGCGGCCCGCCGGGCTCCGGCCCTATCATCGAGGCCGAGGTCGTCCCCGAAAGCGCCGAGGCCGCGGATGTACCTCCACGAACGTGACTTTTTTTTCGAGGAGGTCCGGCGCGTCCACGAATTCCGCGACCGCCTCGGCCGCCTGACGCAAGCCGAGCGCGAGACTTTGGCGCAGCGCATGGGCGCCAATGCCGTCAACAATTGGAGCGTCGCGGCGCGCGGCGCGCAGCTGCCGCCGTTGAGCTTGGAAAAAGATTTCTGCTGGCTCTTCCTTGGTGGCCGCGGGACCGGAAAGTCGCGGGCAATGAGTGGCGCCGTTCATATGGCCGTGCGTGCCGGCGTGCGGCGCATCCACGTCATCGGCCCGACCACGGCAGATATTCACGACGTCTTGCTCGACGGCCCGGCCGGCATATTGCACACTGGCGGCTCCGACCCGGCCCCGCGCTGGCTGCAAAGTCGCCGCCGCCTCGAATGGCCGAACGGCGCGCACGCGGTCTTCTTTTCCGGCGAGGAACCCGAAAGCCTGCGCGGGCCCCAATGCGAATTGTGCGTGGTCGATGAGATCGCCCGCTGCCGCTACCAGCAACTTATTTTTGATCAACTGTTCCTCGGCCTCCGCCTCGGCGCTCGCCCGCGCGTGCTCATTGCAACGACGCCGCGGCCGACGCCGTTTATGAAAAAGCTGCTCGCCATGAAGGGCGTCAGCATCACCACGGGATCGACCTATGATAATTCCCAGCATCTTTCGCCCGAGTTCATGCGCAAAGTTCGCGAGCTGTACGAAGGCACGCGCATCGGCCGGCAGGAGCTCCACGGCGCGATGCTGCTCGACCCGCAAAACGCGCTGTTCAAGGACGAGTGGCTGCAATACGACCCGGTGCCCGAGGAGCTCATTGAGCAGACGACGGTCGGCGTCGACCCGAGCGGCGGCTCGGACGAGATCGGCATTGTTGTCTCGGCTGTGCTGCGAGACGGCCGCCTCGCGGTGCTTGCCGACCGGACGCTTGTGGCGAGCCCGGCCAAGTGGGGCGACGAGGTGGTGCGCGCGCACGATGACTTCGACTGTGACGACGTGGTGGTCGAGCGAAATTTCGGCGGGGATATGTGCTCTGACGTTGTCAAGCACGCCGCAGACCGCGCCGCCCAGGCCGGCCGTCGGAAGGACAACATGATAAGGATCAAGGAGGTCGTCGCTTCGCGCGGGAAGACGATGCGCGCCGAGCCGATCTCGCTGCTGTTCGAGAAAGGAAAAGTGCTGATGCGGCCCGGGCTCGACCAGCTACAAGGCGAAATGTTATCTTTCAGCCGGGAGTGGGATCGCGCGGTTGATGGCAGTCCCAATCGGCTCGACGCGATGGTCTGGGGCCTCGCGCGGCTCGCAAAAATTCAGATGGAAATTCCGATGGCGTGATAAAAGGGAGGCGGAGCCCGGCACGGCAGTTGTGGCCGGGCTCCTGGGGTCGCCGCAGCGGCCTTGCGGGCAAGGATAGAGGTTAATGTGACGATGGCAACACGATGAGCCCCGGACCCGTCGAAGAGGTTGGCAAAGCCGCGTCCGGGTTTATGACGGCTATGTCGTCACAGCCGATTATGCTGGGCATGGTCATGATCGTGCTGGCATTGATCGGCATGCTGTTCATGACATTGCGGGCCGCGTCCGAGGCCCGTAAGAACGAATTCGAATTGATCTTCCGGCAGCAGAAAGAAACGCAAGACATACTCTCGCGCTGCGTCGTCGTCCCGCCGCAGCAGCGTGGTGACATTGACCTGCCGCGGCTGGGCGGTCTTTGATTGGTCCCGGCAGACCGGCGGCATGGAAGACCGGGGCGCGCTGGTGTAGGGTTTCCGCCACCTCAAATTCGCAAGCGAAGAGGAGAATAGCGATGTCCTGTGGTGGATGCGGTCAGGCGCGCGCTCAGTTTTTTGGTGCCGTCCGGCGCGGCGACCTCGGCGGCGTCGTTCAAGCCGTGGGCACTGCGATCAATATCAACATGGACAAAATCCGCGGCGTCGACGTCGAGAAAAAATACGGCGGCGTCAGCAAGTCTCCGATCGTCCCCGCGGTCCCGTACCGGCGGCAGCCGGGTCGGACAGTGTGATGCCGTCTTTTTTGTCGCGCCTCGTTTTCAAACAAGCCCCAGAGGTGGTGCCGGTGCCGACCGGCGTCGAAAGCGCCATCGGCGGCACCGTGACCTTCGAGCGCGACAACATGATAATGCTGCGGGAGTATTACCGCTCCATCTATATGTGGCGCTGCGTGGACATGATCGCACAAATGAGCTCTTCCATTGTGCTCGACGTGGCGCCGCTGTCGAACCGCGCGCTCTCCGAGGAGGAAAAGGCGGTCGACCGGCTGATCAAGAAGCCGAACCCGCAATGGACGGCGGCGGCCTTGCAGTATTTCGTCGCAGCAAGTCTCGCGGTTGCCAATCGTTGCTACCTGCAAAAGGTCCGCAGCGAGATCGGCCGCAACGTCTTGGAGCTTTGGCCGATCCCGGCCAACGAGGTCACCACCAGATATCGCAACGGGACGCAAGTCATCGAAGCCTTCGTGCGCAGCACCGCGACCGGCATCAAGGTTTTCCCGGTCGACGATAATGGCGACTCTGACATGATCTTCATCCGGCGGCCGGTGCTCAATCATGCGTCGGACAAGTCGCCGGCTTCGGTTGCGGTGCCGCCGGCCGAGACTTTTACCCGCATCCTGCAGCGCTGCTACGACATCGTATCGAACGCCTCCAATATCACCGGGGTTCTTTCGACCGAGGCCGAGCTCGGCAAGCAGGTGGTTAAGGACGTCAAGAGCGAGGTGCAGCGCTTTCGCACCGGCGCGGCCGAGAGCGGCGGCATGCTCGTCACCGCCAATGCGAAGTGGCAGATGACGCGCCTGTCGGAAGACCCCGCGACCGCGCTCTCGGTCGAGATCAAGGACAGCCTGGCGCGCGATGTCTGCATGACCTTTGGCGTGCCGACGCAGCTCGTCGGCCTGCCGGGGACCGACACCTATAACAACCTTGCCCTCGCCCGCGTCGGCCTGCTCACGGACACCGTGCTGCCGGGCTACGTCAATCTCTATGTGAGCTCGCTCAACGACGCCTTCATGGACGACCCGGGGACCGGCGAGCGCACGGCGATGATCAAGCCGAACACGGCGGCGATCCCCTCGATGGCGGCTTCGCGGCTGCAGCTCGTCGATACCGCCGTCAAGGCCACCATGTTGACGCTCAATGAGCAGCGCGCGCTCCTCGGCTTCCCGCCCTACGAAGACGACGAGGCGGACGTTCCCGTGTTGTTGGAGGAATTGCGGATCAAGCGCTTGCAGGTCGAGAGCGGCGCCGGCAACGTTGCGGACCAGATGGCCAACGAGCCCGGGTAATGAGGAGGATGCGCAATGTCCTACAAATCGATCGTCATTTCGTCCGGACACGGTTTGTATGTCCGCGGCGCCGAAGGAATTTTAGACGAGGTTGACGAAGCCCGCCGAGTTACCAAGAAAGTGGCGGAGCTCCTCCGCGCGCGCGGCGTCACCGTCGTGGACTTCCACGACGATAAATCGAAAACGCAGGACGACAACTTGGCCGCGATTGTGGGCTTTCACAATTCGCAGAATCGCGAGCTGGACATCAGCGTGCACCTGAACGCCTACCAGCAAACATCGAAACCGATGGGGACGGAGGTTCTCTATGTCTCGGAAGCCGAGCTCGCCGGCCGGCTGTCGGCCGCCATTGCCGGCGACTGGTTCATCGACCGCGGCGGCAAGCACGAAACCGGCCTTTACTTTCTCAACAACACGACGATGCCTGCCGTGCTCCTGGAAATATGCTTCGTGGACTCAAGCGCCGACGCAGAGGTCTACAATCAGAAGTTCGACCAGATTTGTGCGGGCATCGCGGACGCGCTCTCCCCCTTGGAGGCCGCAGGACGACCAGACGAGGAGAATGGGGACGATATGCGCACGATTGAAGCCGGCGACGAGGGCGAAGACGTCAAGACGGTGCAGCGCATCCTTGGCATCCCGGAGGACGGCCAGTTCGGTCCGATGACCGACGCCGCGGTGCGGGCGTTCCAAGCGGCGGCGGGGCTCGACGATACCGGCGTCGTTGACGAAATGACCTGGGAAGAGCTCAGCCAATTGGACCGCCGCAAGAGCAAAGCGGCTCCCCACTTGCCGCCCGCCTTGCAGGCGTCGATCCTTTCTAAGATTCATGGCATGCCCCTGTTCCTTTATAGCTGGGACGACCGCGGCATTGCGCCCGCCGGCTACATCAACGGCATGGCGCTAACCTTCGCCCTCCTCGTGCAGATGTACAACGATGGCGACAACTTCGCCCGCGAGCTCGCCAAGGCGCCGGCCGGTGACGAGGACGACGCGCTGGTTGTCTACGAGGACGAGTTTAAGGCTGCCAAAATGGACAACAGCGCGACGGGCCTCACGACCTTGCGGCATCTGCTCGTGCTGATGATTGGGCTCGGCATGCGCGAGAGCAGCGGCCAGTATTACGAGGGCCGCGACCAGTCGGCAGAGAACGTCGAAAGCGACACCGCCGAGGCCGGCTTGTTTCAGACCTCGTGGAATATCAACACCTGCAGCGACGAGTTCATGGACGAGCTGCTGCGTTCTTATTGGCTCGACCCGAACGGCTGGTTGCCGGTGTTCGGCGAGGGGCTGGTGCCGAATGCGACTGACTTGGAGCACTACGGCTCCGGCGACGGCGCGCGCTATCAATTCCTGGCGAAATACGCGCCCGCGTTCGCAGTGCTGGTCGCGGCGCTCGGCCTGCGCCTCCGGTGCGACCATTGGGGCCCGATCAACCGCGGCGAAGTTGAGCTGACCAAGGAAGCGGACGAGATGCTTAAGCGCGTGCAGTCCCTGGTCTGCACCGCATAGCGCCGGCCATGCTGCTCAACGTCTCGGACGACGACCATTTCCAAGCCTACCTCGACCGAGAGGAACAGCGGCTGTACGTCCCGATGGCCGGCATTCTCACTGCCGGTGTGCGGCTTCAAGTCAATCGCACTTCAGTGGCGGCCGAGGTCTACATCGTGGAGCGCGGCGGGCCGCTTCTGCTCAAGACCTATCGGCGCATCTATCGGGACCAGTTCCGTGCCGTCAGCGCGCTCGAACGCAAGGCGGAGGGGGACTCGATCACCGAGTTCATGGCCGAGCAGGAGCGCTATCTAAAGGCCGAAGGCGCCCGCAAGATTGTCGACATTGCCGAGAGCTTGCGTGATTTCGTGCGCGGGGTCGTGCTTGGGATGTTGCAGGACGGCAAGGGCACGGAGACAATCGCGCGCGCGCTTTCCGGCCAAGCGCCGGAGATCGGCCGCACGCGGGCGGCGACAATCGCGCGCACCGAGACCCACAACGCCGCGCTCGCTGCTATCGACCAGACATTGAAGTTCAAGAACATCACGGTCCAAAAAAAGACCTGGTGGGCGAACCGCGACCGCCGCACGCGGCCGACGCACCGCGCGGCGCACGGGCAGGAAAAGCCGCTCGATGAACCGTTCATTGTCGGCGGCGAAAAGATGATGCGGCCGGGGGACGATAGCTTCGGCGCGGGCGCGGAAGAGATCATCAACTGCCGCTGCAGCGTTCTCTACGAGGCCGCCGAGCCGCCGGAGCCGCCCGGCGTCGTCGTCTAGCACTTGTAGAGTCCGGCCGCTTGCGCTACCGCCCGTAGCCGCGTGGGGGCCGGCTCCTCCTCCTAGGATTTGACCGAGGACGTCTCACCAGATTCATCGGCCGCCGGCTCCCGCGCGCCCTTTCCCACCACAGCTAAGCAGCAGTGCGCGCACGTCAACCGAAAAGGGAGAAAGCCCTATGTGGTATTTGATGCAAGCGATTCCGATCGGAATTCCCGGTCACGAACTTCCCCCTGGCATCAGTGGCGGTCCCGGATCGCTGCCGCCCTATCCGAGCCAGGGCCTGCCGGGACAGCCGCCCTATCCGAGCCAGGGCCTGCCGGGACAGCCGCCCTATCCGAGCCAGGGCCTGCCGGGACAGCCGCCCTATCCGAGCCAGGGTTTGCCGGGACAGCCGCCCTATCCGAGCCAGGATTTGCCGCCCGGCATCTGGGGCGGCGCTGGCTCGCTGCCTCCGGGCGTCAGTGGGGGGCCCGGCTCGCTGCCTCCGGGCATCAGCGGCGGTCCGGGATCGTTGCCGCCCTGGGCCACGCAACTGCCTTGGGGGCCGCCGGATCAGCCCGGGGTGACCCCGCACGGCCAGGCGGTCGCGGGCGCGCCACCTGCCACTGTAGACACAGCCACGGGCGCTTGGGTGCTAGTCAGCATCGGCGGCGCGCTGGTTTGGGCATGGGCGCAGAAGCCGCAAGCCTCCGGAACGCCGGGAACGCCTGACCACACCCTGCCGCCTGGTTCCCCTGGTGCGCCGTCGCACCCGATTGCAACGCCGCCCGGCAGCACGAAGCCCGTTCAGCCCGCGCAACCGAAAGCTTAAGGTATTGAAATGGTGCGCGCCCCCTCCTCCTGGGGGCGCGCATTGCTAATCGCGGAGGGCGAGCAGGGCTTTTCCCGCACGCGAGCGCTGGCGTGATGCGAAATAAAAGAGGCTGCTTGCTCCAATCCGCCCACGCCCCCGCGTGTTGTTGCTTCGGATCAAAGCAGTCGGCCAGCGCGCTAATCCTCTTCCCCGGCATCGAGCAGCTCGTCGGCGAGCAGGCGCCCCTCATCATCGAGGAGCCCCGCCACCAGCTCGTCGTCGTCGCTCACCGCCTCGACAATTCGGAATAGCGCGTGCTCGGCCGCGGCGCGCTGCCGCATATGGTCTTCCTTGAACCTCCGCGCCGTCTCCAAGTTCACGGCGCGCTCGATGAGCAGCGCAAGCATTTGCAGCGCGGCCAGCGCGTTCGCGAGCGGCTCGAGCAAGTCGCGCCGCCGCATCGCGCTCAGGCGGAGCGCCAGGGCGGCATAGGCAGGGGCGGGCGCCGACATAATCCGGACTCTATCCCTTGACCTCCGCTCGTTCCCACCACTATGCTGCCGCCGCATTGGTGAGACGCATCGACGTGGGGCACGAACCGCGATGCATTTCGCCGACCTTACCTTGCGCAATTTTGAAACCAAATCCGTCACCGACGACAAGGCGACGTTCATCGGCATTGCGTCTACCAGCGACATCGACCTCGGCCAGGACATCATCGAGGCCGGGGCCTTCGGCAAATCATTGAACTCGGTCGTGCTCCTGCGCGACCACAATCCTTCCAAAGTTATCGGAAGGGTCAACGAGTTCGAGCAGGACGGGAAGGACCTGCGCGTGGCCGGCGAGATCGGCTTCGACAGCGACACGGCGCGCGAAACCTACGCCCTGATAAAGCGCGGCTACCTCACCGGCCTCTCGCCCGGCTATGTCATCAAGCGCAACGGCGCCTCGTGGGACGAGAAGGACCAGGTTCGCCGGATCAAAAAGGCCGAGCTCTGCGAGTGCTCCGTCGTCGCGATCCCCGCCAACCCGCGGGCTCGCCTCCGCAACGTCAAGTCGGTGCTCGAGCAAGTTGGCGCGCGCGACTTCCTCTTCGACCTCGGCTTTGAGGAGGAGGAGGTCGAGGTGCTCGTCACGAAGGGCTTCGACGCCTTGCTGCGCGGCGGGCCGGGCCAGGCGCCGCAATCTCCCTCCTACTTGGCACCCGCGCCTGTAAGTGCGGCTACGCCCGTTTGGGTCGCGGCTGTTCGCGATCTTCTCAACGATATGAGGACTCGACATGTCGACGCCAACCATTGAAGAGACAGTCTCCGCCCTCCTCACCGAAATCAAAACCACACGCACCGAGATTGCGACGGCCGACGAGGCGCGCAAGGCAGCGCTTGCCGAGCTGCAAAAGAGCGTCGCCACCGGCTCGAAGTCTGTCACTGACACTGAGGCCAAGGTCGAGCGCATCGCCGCGGACGTCGCGGCAAGCACGACCAAGCAGCAGTCGCTGGAGGCCGCGATCGAAAGCCTCTCGAAGAAGGTCAACCGGCCGGGCGGGAGCGAGCCGTTCTCCGACGAGGTCAACCGCAAGGCGGCGCGCGGCCTGCTCGAAATGCGGCACCTCATGCGCGTCCCGAAAACCGACCCGAGCCATCGCTTCGCCCCGACCGAGCAGGAAATCGAGGAGGCGATGGTCGCCTGCAAGGCTCTCAATACCTTGATGCACAGCATCGACGTCGCGCAAATGCCGGAGCTCGAACGCAAGGCGCTGACGTCGTTCAATATGGGTGCGTCCGGTTTCATTCTTCAGCCCGAGATGTCCTCGCGGATTCTTTCGTGCCTCGTCGACATCACCGACGTCGCCGGCATCATGGCGAATATCTCGATCAGTGGCCCGTCGATTAAGTTCATGGTCGATGACGTGCGTATCATGCAAGCCGCCTGGGCCTGTGAGACGTCATGCTTCGCCAACAACCCGCCGGCCGTCCTCACCGAGGGGCTCGGCGAAATCGAGATCAAGCCGGAAACACTGCGGTATGTCGTCTGCGCGTCGCGGGATATCCTTGAGGACGCGGCGGTCGACGTCGAGTCGTGGATGCTTGCGAAGGTCAACTTTGCGTTCCGCAATACCGTTTCCACCGCCATCCTCACCGGCGACGGCATTGGGAAACCGCTTGGAATTCTCAATCCTACCGCGGGGATTCCGATCTGCGATACCGGCGTCGGCACCCCCGCGGGCCAATTCACATGGCAAGATCTCATTATGCTCAAGTGGATGGTGCCCATGCAATTCCAGGGCGCCGGCCGGTTTCTGATGAACCAAAATTCCTTCGCCCAGGTCCTCACCATGAGCGACGCGAACGGGCGGCCGATCATGATCGCGAGCCCGACCGAGAGCGGTGTCTTCCTTATCAACGGATCGGCTGTGCAGATTGTGACGCAAATGCCCGACGCGGTGCCAGGTGCTACTCCGGTGGCTTACGGCAATTGGAATTTGACGTACATGGTGGTCAACCGGAAGGCGGTGACCATGCAGCAAGACCCATACTCGGCGGGTTTCTGTGTGCTCTTCAAGTTCGAGGCGCGTGTGGGCGGCTCGATCATCTGTGCGAACGCAGCGCGGCTGTTGCGCATTAAGTGAACGGAGAGGGCGGAGCCCGGCAATCTTGCCATGGGCATCATCTAATAATTGGCCGGGCTCCTGGGGTCGCCGCAGCGACCTTAACGAGAATGCTGGCGCACGGTGCGCCGTGAAGCAAGAGGAGAGTTACGATGGGCATGTGGAGCGCCGCGGGTGCCGTCGCGGCATGGAATGTCGCCACTCCGAAATATGCGAACCTCGCGGTTGGCTACGCCTACGCCGTGATCTTCGGCAACCAGTCGGTGTCGGACATCACGTCGGGCACGTACACTTTTGAGGGCGCCGACGCGAGCCCGGCAGACGCCTGTTTGCCCGGGGCGTTCACGGCGCTGCAGACGACGCCCGCCTGCGACGCGCTTCCGGGCGCCGTAGTAGGCCCGGCAACGATCACGTTCTCGGCGGCGGCGCCGCTGCGCGCCGGGCAAATGTGCTCCTTCGCGATCGAATGCCCGAAGCAATTCCTGCGGGTTGCCGGGGCGCCGGTCGGAGGCATGGACATCATCGCGGTTGTGACGAGGCTTCGGCGGACCAACTTTGGGCAAGCCGCGTGAAGTTGAGCGAGGCGCACCGCGTCGAGGGCGACGTTCGCGTGGAGTTCCGCGGAACCGGCCGCGCCCGGTTTCGTTTGCAGCACACGAGGAGCTTCAACGGGGAACCCGATACCCTTAGCTGGAGTGACGTCACCCAGGTTTCGAACGGAGCGCTGGCCTCGCCCGAGGATGGCGTCGACGGGCGGACCCGCCTCGTCGGGGTTCTGGTGGACTGGGTCGAGGGCGACACGGACGTGCCGTATCGCCGGTATCGCGCCGACTGGCTTCGCGTTGTACCATTTGATGAGTTTGACAAGGAGCTCGTCGAGCAATGCCTGAGGTACGAGTTCAAAGTGGTGCCCGAGCGGAGCGCCGGATCGTCATCCGCATGACGCAGGCGGCGCTCTACTCGCTTGATAACGGCATCACCAGGACGTCATTTCTCGACGGCGAGCTCTATGAAGTTCCGGCGTTCGCCGGCCGGGCGATGATCAGCCACGGCTGGGCGCGTGCGGCCGATGGCGACGAGGCGCCGCCGCCCGAGCGGTATCCGGAACCGGACCCGAAGCCGGAGCCACAAGACCCTGAGCCTGAGCCGGCCGTCGCGAGCGCGCCGGAGATCGAAACCGGGGCTGTGCCGAAAAATGAAACTGCGACCTACAAGCTCAAGCTGACGAAAGGAAAACGCGATGACTAGCACCTGCAGCAATTTCTGCGCGGATCCCGCTCCGTGCGTGCTCGACTGGTTCAAATCGCCTTGCGTCTGCACGGTTGCTGCCGGCGGCGTGGCGCCGACGGTTGCCATCACCCGGCCGGCGGAAGCGGAAGCGCCGCCCGCGCAGGCGGAGCCCGTGTAAGGTGAAGCCTTTGCTTGCTGAGCCCGCGAGGAGCATTGGCGCCACCGGCGAGCGCAAGAACCGGCCGCTCATTGCCACCCGGCGGGCCGGCGTGGTGATTGTGCCGCCGCGGCCCGCGCGCCTCGTCGTCAAGCCGCGCGTCGGCGGCATCGTCACGGCGCGGCCGCAACCATAGGGGTCAAGCTGTGGCCATTTGTCAGCCGGTGGCGTGCTGCTGTGAAGAGTGGACGATCGCGCCCGGCCTGACGTTGCCGCTCTACATCGACTGGTCGACGTGGCTCGCGCAGCTCCCCGGGTACAAGCTCACAACCGTTGCCGCCGCAACGCTGAGCAAGATCGGAGCGGTTGTTGAGCCGGCGCCGTCGAGCGAGATCGAGCTCGTCTCGGGGCGCGACCCGCCGCCGGCCAATGCCCACCCGGGCTTTACAGAAATTTTGAGCGACGGCACCGTGACGCTGAATATCGTCGACGCCGCCGAGACTGTGCCCGTCGGCAACTTGTACCGCCTCGACCTCGCGGTTTATGCGCGCGATTGCGACGGCCGCACCATCGCCCTCAAGTTCTGCGTGAGCATCTATATCACGTCCTGCTAGGGTCAGATGGTCACGCGGCTTTTGCCGCGCGCCGCTTGGCGTTAAGTTTTTGCATGCGTTCGCGGGAACGTTGGGCATGTGCCTTAGCGAATTCTGGATTGGCGTGAAGCTTCCGCATACGTTCGGATTGTGCTTTGACAAACTCTGGGGCTGTAAAGCGCTTCTTCGCGCGCTCATAATTTGCTTTGGCGAATTCTGGATTAGCATTTCGGTCGCGTAGGCGGTCGATATTTGCTTTGGCGAACTCTTGGTCCGCATTAAGCTTGCGTAACTGTTCGCGTCCTCGTTCGGCATGCATTTTGACAAGTTCCTGGTCGGCATGAAGCTTACGAAGACGGTTGTCTCGCGCTGTGGCGAATGTTGGATCAGCATGAAGTTTCTGCATGCGTTTGGTATGTGCTTTGGCAAACTCTGGGTTTGTAAAACGCTTTTCAGCATTTCTCTTGGAGAATCCGGGGGTGGTGTTGAGCTTTCGCATGTGTTCACTAGCAGCCAAACATCCAGTCGCGCCTTCACCACCATCGGTAAGATTGCACAGTGGACCCGTGCTAAGATCTCGCCGGCCGTATTGCGCAATCAATTCGATTTCCCGTTGGAAGGCGGCTGCTTCAACGGTGAAGTGGCTATCAATTTGGCTTATTGGCTCTAGCCAAGCATCGGCGATCTTGTTTAGCACCCGTTTGATCAACGGGTTGATGTGATTCTTGGCATTGCGCCAGTGGAAGTGCACGCGCGATCCGTGCCCTTTACCGATGTAGAACGGCTGTGAGTTCTTGCCGGGCCGCGGGTCGCGTAGGATATAGACGTAAAATTGTCGGGCTTTGCTCATATTTGGGCGCCTCCTATTCATGTGTATATGTCGCATAGCGGCTTCAGCCGGGGTTGCTTTGGGATGCCAAAGATTTGCTTACCCATGCCAAACCCGCTCAATGTGCGCTAAGGTTGAGCCATGGCCAGTGACGATCCCCGCCTCGCCGCCTATGCCTTTGCGAAGGTGCATGCCGCCGTCGATGGTGCGTTCCCCGAGTCGCTGACGTGGGGGTGGTTTTCAGCTAGCTGGCAGCTTTGCGCGGATCACATCGGGCTCGTCTATCCGGCGCGCGAGATTCGCGAAGAGGTCCACGTCGATCCACGCACCGGCGTGATACACCTGTCGCACGAGCCGACCGGCGCCGTGCAGTTCTTCGCGGGCGGACGGCTGGTGGCGACGCTGCCGCCGAATTCGCCGTGCTTCGGGCCGGAGCGCTATCGTCACACACTGTGCTGCCCGGCGCTGTGCTGCTATTGCGGCAGCTTGCGCGCGCACTATCAGGCGGGCGAGGATTTCGGTTGCGGCGAGGTCCCGCCAGGCTTCGTCATGGCGGTGGCGCGGGTCTTTGCCTACGTCGCCGAAAACCGAGGCGATGTGGGGCAAGAGCCGAACATACTCGGGCGGTGCGGGGCGCTCGCCTTCCTATCCTCGCGAACGACTTATGTCGCGTAAGGCGGGCTTGCTTTCCGGCGCCCTCGGCGGCAACATTCCAAGCGATAGGCACGGCAAGGCGAGGCAGGCGAGGCAAGGCCGGGCGGCGCGAGGCGCGGCCCGGCACGGCGAGGCCCGGCAAGGCACGGCAGGCAATGGACACGGGGACGGTGCGAGAAGCCCGTCCCCGTGTTATTGTTGAGCGATGGCGGAACCGCTGAAAATTGAATACTGGTCAATCGGCAAATTGCTGCCGTATGCCGCCAACGCGCGCACGCACTCGCCCGCGCAAGTCGAGCAGATCGCGGCCAGCATGACGGAATTTGGCTTCACGGTGCCGTGCCTCGTCGACGCGCGGGGCGAGCTCATCGCCGGCCACGGCCGGCTGCTCGCCGCCAAGCGGCTCGGCATGAGCGAGGTCCCGGTGGTCGTTCTCGGCCATCTGACCGAGCAGCAAACCCGCGCCTATCGTCTGGCCGACAATCAAATTGCGCTCAACAGCGATTGGGACACGACGCTGCTCCTCGCCGAGCTCGAGCGGCTCCGCGAGGAAGGAATTGACCCGCGGCTGCTCGGGTTTGACGACGACATCAGTGGGCTGCTCGCCAGCATCAACGATCCCGACGAGGTGCCCGAGCCGCCTGCTGTTCCGGTGTCGCGGCTGGGCGATCTCTGGCTGCTCGGCGCGCACGTGAGCTGCCCGAAGTGTGGGAAGCAATCCAAGCTTGAGAACGCGCTGCGCAAATGAAAGTCTGTTGCGAGCATTGTCGGCATGAGTTCGAGGCTGTTCCCGAGGGTGGCCATCGGCTGCTGGCGGGCGACAGCACCGACGCCGCTGCGGTGGCGAGGCTGATGCAGTCTGAGCGCGCCGTTCTCGTGTTCACGTCGCCGCCGTACGGGAGCCAACGGAACTACACGACCGGCGGCATTGCCGATTGGGACGCGCTCATGCGTGGAGTTTTTGGCGTGCTGCCGGTCACCGGCGCCGCGCAAGTCCTCGTCAATCTCGGCCTCGTGCACCGTGACAACGAGTGGCAGCCGTATTGGGAGGGCTGGCTCGATTGGATGAGCGAGCAACGTTGGCGACGTTTCGGGTGGTACGTTTGGGATCAGGGACCTGGATTGCCGGGCGATTGGAGCGGACGTTTTGCGCCGTCGTTCGAGTTCGTCTTCCACTTCAATCGCGAGGCACGCAAGCCAAACAAGATCGTGGAGTGTGTATGGGGGGGCACGGAGACGCATCTACGGAAGGACGGCAGCTCCACGGCGCTGCGCAAGGCCAGCGGCGAGGTTACTGAATGGTCGCATGCCGGCACCGCGACTCAGCCTTTCCGCATTCCGGACAGCGTTCTTCGATTCATGCGGCACAAGGCGCGCGGGATTGAGGTCGATCATCCAGCAGTGTTCCCGGTGGCGCTGCCGGAATTCATCATCTCGGCGTACTCGAATGCGGGCGAGATCGTTTATGAGCCATTTGCCGGCAGCGGCACATCGATCGTCGCCGGTGAGCGCACGGGGCGCCGCGTGATGGCGATCGACATTGCGCCGCAATACGTCGACATTTCGATCATGCGCTGGCAGAACTTCACCGGCCGCACCGCCGTGCACGCCGACGGCTACCTGTTCTCGCGTGAAGCCGCGGCCGCTGTAGCATGACGAAGGGTCTCCCGTGCAAGTGCGAGCATTGCGGCACCGGGTTCGAAGCCGAGCCGCAAGGTGGTCACTGGTTGCTATGCGGCGATGCGACCAGCGCTGACGACGTCAAGCGCGTGCTCGGCGACGCGCAGCCGCACCTGATGGTGACAGATCCGCCGTATGGGGTTGATTACGATCCGGCATGGCGAAAGCGCGCGGGCGTCCATTTGAACAAGGCCAAGCTCGGTAAGGTGGCCAACGACGATCGCGCCGACTGGCACGAGGCGTGGGCGCTATTTTCTGGCGACGTGATCTATTGCTGGCACTCCCACCGATACGCCGTTGTGGTGCATGATTCGCTCGAGGCCGCACGCTTCGATATCCGGGCTCAGATAATCTGGGCCAAGGACCGGTTAGTGTTGTCGCGTGGCGACTACCATTGGCAGCACGAGGCGTGCTGGTACGCGGTACGCAAGGGGCGCACCGGGCATTGGGCAGGAGATCGTAGTCAAACAACGCTGTGGCCGATCAAGGCGCGCGAGGACGAGGGGCATGGCCACTCCACCCAAAAGCCGGCCGAGTGCATGAAGCGCCCGATCGAGAACAATTCGGCGCCGGGCCAGGCGGTGTACGATCCGTTCGTTGGCTCGGGCACGACCATCATCGCCGCCGAGATGACCGGCCGTGTCTGTCACGCCATCGAAATCGATCCCGCCTATGCCGATGTGGCGGTTCAGCGGTGGGCCAAGTTTGCAAACAAAATCGCGACCCTCGAAGCGACCGGACAGACATTCGAGCAGGTGATGCAGGAGCGCCAGCATGACGACTTGGCACCGCTTCGTGCGGCACGAGGCAGTCCGCGATTATCTTCTGCTGGGATGGATGCCGTTTCCACAGACGCTTGATGGCAGTCACCATGCGGACTGGTCTATACATCTCGGCTGGATATGCCGGTGCGTCATGGTGGAACCGGCTGGTCAGCCGCCGACCGGAAGGCGTGGGAACTTTGCTTGCGGGAGCGGAAGGGGAGAACTATTTTCGAGAACGTAGCGTCCTAATCTCAAACGGAGGAAATCCGACATGGCTAACCAACCCGACCCCAAGGACCCGCCCGATCCCCCGAAGCCAACCCCTCCCGGCCAGCCGCACGACCCGAGCAAGCCGGGCCAGCCGCAGCCGCGGTAGCGACTAGAACGAAAAACCCCGCCCGAGAGGGCGGGGCTTGCCGGCGGGAGGGGGGCGGGGCTAGAAATCTTTGGCGACCGGCGCCGGTCGCACCGCGCGAAGGATGGTGGCAAGGGCGGCCTGACATGTCTCGCGATACCAGGACCAATTATATCCGCTATAGAAGTTGATACGCCGTTCGTTGCTGGCCCTCGCCCATATCTCCGTGGCAGGCAATGACGGGTCCTCGGCCAATACCTTCTTCTCGATCACGACCATTGCCTCCCGAGCCCGTTCGACCTCGGTGTCGGTGACGTAGACCATCATGTAACCATCGCGCTGGTCGTGGCACTGTTTCACGATGACGTAACTAGCATAAGCCCTGTACAGTCGGTTGCGAGGCTTGGCTGCCTCGATGGCCTCGTTGACCGCGATGCGGCGGCGTTCCTCGGCGGCCTCCTGGCGCGCCAGTACCCCGGCGGCCTGCTTGGCCGCGATGCTGCGGCGCCAGGCCGCCGCCCATTCGGGCAAGTGCGGGAAACAAATTGCCCTTACTGTGTCGTCGTCGCCTAGCTGGTCCCAGGCAGCTTGAACGTCTGCCAGCGGCGGCCCGCTGTGGCCCAGCGCCCGGTAATTGCGAAGCGTGGTGCTCCGCCAGTCGCCCACAGTGTGAAACGCTAGATCTGCCTCGCGCCGCACATCGGGGTGTTTCAGCATGGCGGGACACTCCACCGCCAGCGCCCGTTCGGTGGATGATTGTTGAGCGGACACCGGTCCCAATGTCGCACCGATTAGACCCAGCGTGGCGAAGCCACCCATAAATCTGTTCATTGGTATCTCCCTTTTCCGGTTTAGGGGCCCCGCGGGGTTGCGGCGCGCCCTCATGTGCCTTTGTCGCATTGAACCCGTGAGATATCTTGCGCGGCCGTGCCAAAGACTTGCGCAGGTGTGCCTGGGCAGCGTCAGGGGTCGCTTTATCTTTCCAGCTGGATCACGATTGGCGCGGGCGGGGTTTGCCCGATTTTGAATCCGATAAAGCCCGCGCCCGCGCCCGCGATGGCGGCGGTAGTCGCCACGATCAAAAGGATTGCACGCGGGGTTTCCCAAAATACCCGTTTGCGCCGTAACAGCACGTCCAAGCGTAACAACTCTTGCTGCACTGCGTCGCTCATGGGTCCTGATCCTTCTTTTCCGGGTTTTGGGGCCAGCGGAATGCTTTGCCCTCTGACCCCTTGGCCCCGCCGAGGGGGCGGGGCGAGGGCATTGCCGGGGAAAAGCCTTGTGGGGGCTACAGACCCATAGCTTTAACGAAAGCTATTGCCGCTGCGAACAAAGCCGCTCCTGTGCCTATGAACGTCACTGCAATTTGCCAGATGGCGTATCTTATTTCTTGCCGCTTGCGGTCATGGTCCGCCAGCATTTGATCGATGTGTGCGAGCTTTTCGCGCAAATCGATGCTGCCGGGATCGTAGGTGGGGCTAGTCATTCCGGTGCTTTCTTTTCCCTTGGGGCCGGCGGGATGCCGGCCCTTCTGACCCCTTAGCCCCGCCGAGGGGGCGGGGCGGGGCAGGCTATTGGGAGCGAGGCTAGCCTAATTCCGGGGTGGCGCTTAGGCGAGTTTGTAGCTGGTCACATCGTCGGTGCGCGTGCGCTCGATCTTCATGCCCTGCTTGGAGCCAAGCCTGCTGATGCTGGCGCGGAGCGTGTGGGCCTGCCAGCCGAGTTTCTTCATCATCGCGGCGGCGGGCGCGCCCTTCTTGAGCATCGTGACCAGCATCTCGTTCTTGGTCCCGGTGCGCTTCGCCTTCGCGGGCGCGGCCGCGCGGCGGGCGGTCTTGGTCTTCGGGAGGATGGTGCCGTTGGCGCGGCGAGCGGTCTTGGTCATGGGTGGGCCCTTTCGGTTTGGCGGGGCGGGCGCGCCCCGACGCCGCACACATCGCTCTGAAGCCCGCGCGCATCCACTCAATTGTGAGCAATTTCATTGCGATGATCACCGCCTTTCGATCATCATCAAACGACCAACTCGTGGGTGCGTCCTTAGCCAGCAGCACCCGTTTCCCTGTTTGCGCCAGTGTTCGCCAACGGCGCGCCGCTGGGCCGCCTGCCCCGCCCCTTTTGCTCTTTCGTGCCAAAGCCGGTGGCGCTAGGCTCGGCCAATGCCCAGGATTGACCAACGCGCGCAAGCCCGGCCGGCGCCTGACATCGGGAGCCTGCGCGAGATCGCGTGGGTCTGCACCACCGTCGAGCGCCCGGACCTCGGTGGCCCCTCGACTATCGTCGAGCGCCCGGGCGTGATCAAAGTTCATGCGCGCGTGCGTCCGCTCAAGGGCACGCAGGTTCTCGATTGGAAGGCGGTGCTCGGGAGCGAGCAAGCGCCGACGCATGAGATCACGATCCGCATGCCGCCGGACGTTTCCGTCCAGCTCAACCATTGGGTCTTTTGCGAGGACCGGTATTCGAAAAGCTGGTATCGGATTCGCACCGTTGAGGATATGGGCGGCGTGCGGCGTTTCCTGCTGCTGCTATGCTCGCTCGAAACATTCAACGACGCGCGGCTCGACCCGGCGACGCAAAAGCCGCCGCCGGTCTTTGAGGTCCCGGAGGGCAGCGACGTGGTGGAGTCGATCTGATGGCCAGCGCGAAGCGCGGCATGCTGGTTGGTGCACCGCAATGGTGGAGGCACCTGCGTGCTTGGAAGCGCGTGTTTTGGAAGCGCCAACGCAAGGCCGAACAGCGAGAGATTGAGCGCGAGGTTCGCGACATCATCAACAAGGAAAGCACCAAAGCCTGATGGCGCTCGTCGGCCTCGAAATCACCATGAAGAATTTGCCGCGCCCGCTGCGCGACGAGCATGCTGTTACGGCGTGGATCGAAGCGCGCTTGAACGATGCTCGCAACACGTTCGTCCGCAATGTCTCGCGCGGCACCGGCGGGGGCCGAGTCTACAGCCGCGGGCGCCGCACTCACCGCGCCTCGGCGCCCGGCGAATATCCCGCGACCGATACCGGGCGCTTGGTCAATTCCGTGGATTATCGGATGGTATCGCCGACCGAGGGCGTGCTGTTCTCGGATATCGACTATGCGGAATATCTCACCAAGGGCACGCGGCACATGGCGAAACGGAAGATGATGCGCGAGGCGGTCGAGGAGGCGCTTGCGTCGCGGCCGGTCCCCGCCGATCTCAAGGGCGCCGTGAAGTTGTCGGGGTAGCCATGACGAGCTTTTGCCCCGCAACAATGTGTCCGCTATTCGCGGCCGATGGCTCGCCGTGGTCCGGCGATAAGAACTCGCCATGCCCGCAAGCTCGTCCGCTGCCGATGATCCCCGGCGGCGGCTGCGGCTGGTGGAAAGGCTTCGGCGGCTGCGGCTGCGACGGCGCGAGCGCGGCACTCGACCAGATCGCCGAGGTCGAGCGCACGGGCGCGACCTTGCAGATTGGGCCCGTGCGGCAAAGGCGCCAGCGCGCCGCGCCGCGCGCCTTCGACTGTCCACGCGCCGAGGATTGCCAGTGGCAGCGCGAAGCCGGCGCCAGCCTATGCCCACCGCGTCTTGCCCTGGCAAAGGGCATCGACCCAAAAGCGTGTGCCTATTGAGGAAACCGACGTGCTCGCTCGTCCCGAATTCGTCTCGCTCTACGAATTGGTCACGCTCCGCATTCGCGCGGCCGGCACGGTGTTCGGCGACAACGTGAAGCTGGTGCTGCGGCAGCGCGAGGACGAGCATTGGAGCCGTCTCCCGCTGCCCTACCTGCTGGTGGTGCCGACCGTGACGCGGCCGGAGCCCGTGCGCCCGCACAGCGAGGACGACGACACGATCGTGGTCCCGCGATCAGTGACGCTCATCGCGCAGCTCGACGGCCGCGGCTCGGAGGCCGAGCACGCCGCGGCGGCGGACATCGAGCTTGCCGAACGGCAGTTGATTTTCGCGCTGGTCAATTGGCGGCCGACGGAGTGCTACAAGGCGACGATGTATGCCGGTATGCGCCTCGCCGGCTCGCGCCTGCCGGACGTCAAGACGTCATTCGTTTTCATCTTTCCGGAAGAGATCGGCCTCCCGGACCAGACGGTCGGGCTCGACGAGCTTGAGCTCGACCGCTTTGTGGTAAATTTCAGCGCCGGCTGCTGCCCGCCCGATGAGCCGGTGGTCGGCGAGGTCCCGCCGGTTTGCGTCACACCCAACAGGAGGATTTGAAATGGCAAAAGAACCAGTGAAGGCGAAGCGCCATCCGCCGGTGCTTCCAGCGTATCACATGCTTGTCCGCGCCCGCGGCAAGGCGACGGTCTACACCAACGACGGCACGTTGATTTCCAACGAGACGTGGACCCCGGTTCCGATCTCGCCGGAGATCATCATGGCGATCAAAGGCGGCGACCTGGAGGAAGGCGAGGCGGTCGAGAAAGTGGACACCGTCGCAGCTTAAAGGGACCTAGCCGACCGGCCCGGTCTTATATACACTCACCTGCGGTGAGGCGCGCCCGGCTCTAGCATAGGGGCGCCTTACCATGGCCAACAATCAAATCAGTTTGGCGGCGGCTCGCGGCAATTTTCTCACGTGGTGCATTTCCGGCTATCTGCCCATCGCAGAGCTTTGCAGGCCCCTCTTCATCGGCCAGCAGACCCTCGCAACTGTCCCGCCCGGCGAATTCCGCGTCGTCTATTCCGTGCAGCAGGCGCGCGACCTTTTCGGCGGCGGCTCCGTGCTGGCCAATATGGCCGTGCAGCACTTCTGCTCGTGCCCCGACATTCCGCTTTATCTCGCGCCGATCCCCGAGCCGTCGGGATCTTATGCCGAGCACTCGATCACGATCACCGGGCCGGCCACCGACCACGGCGAGCTCTCCGTCGCATTCCTCGACCAAGTCTATTCAATCGGCGTCATCGCCGGCGCGACCGCGAGCAACATGGCGACGGCGCTCACTGCCCAACTGGCGAAGAATGTCGACCTGCCCTTCGTCCCAACAGCGGTCACCAATGTCATCACGTTCAAGGCCAAGAATTCAGGGCCGGTCGGCGATTGGTTCACGCCGGTCTGGAACCCGAACTTCGGCGACCGCTTCCCCGAGGGCGTATCGGTTGCGCAAGCGACGACGCCCGGCGTTGGTGTGCTCGACATCACGCCGATGCTCCCCGTCATGACCTGTATCTGGGACTGCGTCGGGCTCGGCTTCGAGGACGACGCCGCGGTCGACATCATGGTGGCAGCCATCCGCGCCAATTGGCGCTGCGGCGTCCAAGGCGACTTCAAGGGCGGCCACCTCTTCCATAGCCGTACCGACACGGCCGGCTTGATCGCAAGCTATGGCCTCGACCGCAACAACCCGGAAGAGACGGTGGTGCCGGTCCGCACCGGGTACAAATATCCCGGCTATGTCCTGGCGGCGGCAACCACCTCGCGCGTTTGCTGCACGGCTTGCACGGACCCGAGCCGGCCGGTGCAATACGACAACGGCGTCCTCGGCTGCACCTACGACTCCCGGCAATGCGGGACGATATGGTCCTCGGCGGAAAAGAAAGCTTTCTACGACGCCGGCATCATGAACTGGGACGTCGCCAACTCGCGCGCCGTCCGCACCACGCAGCTTTGGATCGAGGAGCCGCTCACGACCTGGAAATACGATCCCAACACCGGCGCCCGCGACGGCGCTTGGCAGCGCGTCGAGTCGCGCTATACCGCGACGAAGTTCGTCCGCGACCTCGGCAATTGGTATCGCCGCAACTACGCCAGCGTCTCGCTCGTGAGCGACGGGACCCGCATCCCTCCCGGCAAGCGCGCGGTCTCGCCGCGCATCCTGCAAGCCTCGATCATTGCCTGGCTGCGCGGGACGCAGATCGGCTTCACCACCGAGGCCACGCCGCAGCAGCTCGAGCAAATGGTCCGCGTCGAGCGCACAAACACGCCGAACAACTGCGACCCGAACCGCGTCAATGTCCTGATCGACCTCGACTTGGTCAACCAGCTCGCGCGCATCGCGACCAGCATCGACGTCTCGCCGGAATTCGCCTGCATCCCGCCGGTCGCTACCGCGGCTTAGTCGCATACCCTGGGAGTGTAACTCATGGCCATCTGCCTCAAGTGCAAAGGCGTGCTGAATTTTCAAATCCGCGCGCGCACGATCCGCCTGCAGTCGGACGGCGACGTCATGATCCTCGCCTCGGACCAAAAGCGAACCGAAGCCTACGACGGCGAATGGACCCTGGAAGACCGCAACCCGCGCATCACCGCAACGCTGGTGGTGCCGAACGATCTCTACGTCAAAGACATCCAGGAGCTGTGCGACGCGCCGGTCGTGGTCGAGCTCTGCGACGGCCGCACGTTCGCGACCGAGCATGCCTCGCAGGTGTCGGAGGACGGCTACAACGCGAAGAGAAACCTGCAGCCGATCATTTTGATCTGCGACAGAATCGAGGAGATGCTGCCGCAAGTCACGGCCGCGCAGCCCCCGGGGATCGGCGCCGGCTTCGTAACCGCTTAGCGAAAGAGGCGCCATGGAACCGGAACAGTACGGAACCCTAAACCTGCGCCGGGAAGTCCTCGCCAAGAACGGCGCGACCGTCCACGACCTTGTCATCTATCGCCCAACAGCCAAGTTCATGCTGGACGTCCTCGATACGCCCGGCAACACGGCGCAAACCACGCTCTTCATGCAGACTTGCGTTCGCGCGCTCAATGGCGGCAGCGAGCCGCTCGAACTCGCCGCGGCCCTCGAATTGGACCCGGCGGACGGCAGCGAGATCAACGACACGATCGCCGCCATGGTGCTCGACGCGGACAAGGTGCGCCTGCCGCCCGACACCGGCGACGGCATCACGGCGCCGCTGGTCTACACATTGCATCGCCCGCTTAAGCTCTCGCCGCGCGAGGATGCCGAGACGCTCACGCAAATTCAGTTCGAGGCGCGCCGCATGCGCGAGGTCACGGAGTTCCTCGACGCCACGACGCGCGGCGAGCAATTCCGCGCATTCATGCGGCTGTTCGGAAAGCCGATGGGGATCGCGGTTCCAATCATGACCGACGTCCTCATCAACGCGCTCGACTTCGTGGACTATTTCGTGATCCGGGGGCCACTCATCATGGGAAAGTTGACGGGCGCGCAAGGTCGCTGGAAAAAGACGCCCTCACCCTTGCACTAGACTATCACTGGTCGCCGGGCTCGTGGGACACGCTTAGCATCGCCCAGCTTCTCCGGATCATTGAGCGGGCAAAGGAGCGGTGGGAGGAAAGCCGCTCGCACACGGAGACCGTAGAAACGAGCGACGAATAAAGCGCGCCGAGAAAGACGGAGCCCGGCAGCGTCTTCCTGGGTGTCACCATCGAAATGGCCGGGCTCCTGGGGTCGCCGCAGCGGCCTTGAATAGCTCGTAGCGCAATTCGCACGACGGTGTAAGCCAGTGGTAGACGTATCCTCCGAAGCTCGCATCAAAGTCGTCGTTGAAGGCGAGGAGCAAATTCCGCGGCTGACAGCCGCCATCGCCGCGCTCAATCGCGAAGCCGGCAAAACTCAAACCATCAACGCCGCGGCCGGAGCTCGGCCGAGCTCGGCGCCCGGCCGGCCGCCGCAGGCTCCGGCCCTCCCGCTTCCGGTGATCCCGCGCTCCTACGGCGAACGCCTGGGCGAGCAGTTCGGTCGAAACGTCCTCGCGCCCGCGCTCAAGGCACCGTTTCAGGTCGTAGCCGCGGCGACACAGGTGGCCGGCGTAGCGCTATTCGGCCTCGCCGGCCCGCTCGCGCTGGTCGCCGCTCGCTTCCCGCCGGTCGCGCTCGGCATCACCGCGCTCGGCGCCGCCCTCACCGGCTTGGCCGTGCCGCTCCTGCAGGTGATCGCGAGCGTGAAGTTAATGACGTTGTCGTTCCAGTGGGCGCAGGAGGAGGCGCAAGAAGCGCTCCGGATCCGCGCCGCCGCCCGCCGCTATTACCCCGGCGCCAGCGGGGCCGAGCTCAAGCGCGCCGAAGACGCCATCGAGACGAGCATGGAGACGATGAGTTCGCTCATCGGCGAGTCCGCACATGGCATACAAGAGCGCGTCAACAAGCGCCTGCGCGACGTGCGGCTTGGCAAAGGACTGTTCGGAGATAGGGAAGCGTTCCAACGTTGGGGAATCACGCCCGAATCCCGCGACGCTTTCGAGCGCCAAGCCGGCAAGCGGCTCGACCTCACCGACTGGACAAGGCAATGGATCCTGCAGCGCGAGCGGCTGCAAAAAACATTCGACGAAGCGCCGCCCGGGCCGCGGAAGGACAAGACCCAGCACGCGCTCGCGGAACTCGCCGAGTTTACCGCGCAGTTGTACGGGCCAAAGGTGGCCGAGGTCATTCAGTCGTTTTCGTCCGCCGATTTCGCCAAGCTGCAGGCCGGCATTGCGCAGACACAGAAGCTCGGCGAGTCGCACGCCGACACCGCGCAGAACGCCATTGAACTCACCATCGCGACCACCAAGGTCCACACCGCCTTCAATGAACTTACGAAGGGAATCGCGCGCGATGTGAACCCGGCGATTACCGACTTCCTCGACACGCTGCATGGAAAGCTGGCCGGCGGTCTCGGCCAAAGTCTTCGCGCGCTCGGCTCGGCTATCACTATCCGTGGGTTTGAGACCTTGACGGTATTGCTCAAGGGCTTCGCGCCGACGATTGAAAACATCACGACGGCAATTAACGAGATGAAGCCCGCCGACACCGCCGCGGGCATCAAGTCGTGGGGCGAAGGGCTTGTGTCGGTTGGCTCTTCGATCTGGAACGTGGTGCAAGGAACAGAAGCGCTTCTCGTAAAATTAGATGCGTGGCTCGTGTGGCTTAACGACTTCAACCCAATAGAGCGTGAGCGGCAGAACGTAAACCGGCCGGCGCCACAAACTGCTTTGGAGTGGTTGCTCCAAGGCCCGCGCACGCTCGAAAGGCGTTTCGACCCGCTCCCGCGCGGCGGGAACGCCCCACCGGCCGCGCCGGGCACCCGCGCGTGGCCGGGCACGCCCGCGGTGCCGGCGTGGCCGAGCGACTTTATGGTGCCGCCGGGCGCCGCGCCGAGCACGGCGCCGGTGGAATCCCCGTGGGGGCCGGACGCGCTGCCGCCCTCGGGCTTGCCCCCCGGCGCGGCGTCGAGCGCACCGGCGCCCTCCGGGATCCCGAGCGGAGCGCCGCCGGGCTTCAGCCCCATCTCCTATGTGCCTGGCGGCGGCATGCCCGAGGCGGCAATCGCGCCCAGGATCGGCGCCGGGCGCTCCGGCCTGTTTCTCCCGCCCCCGGCAGGCGCTCCCCCGGGCGGCGGTCTCGCCGACGTCCGTAGCCGGTTCGCCGGGGAGATGGCTAACCCGGCGGTGCGCGACCGCTTGGCGGCCTACACGCAGGCCGAGGTCGGCGGCCAAGGGCCCGAGGCGCAGCAAGCCTTCATGGAATCGATCTTCAACCGGGCCGCCGCGCGCAACCAAAGCATCGAGACGACGCTCTCCGGCAAGTATTTTCCCGGCAGCACGCATGCGCGCGCGGCGCGCGGCGTCTCCGAGGATCAGCGCGCGCGATACGGGCCGATGGCCGAGAGCGTGCTGGCAGGCTCGAACGTCTCGAACTTTGCGACCGGCAATGCCTCCGGCACCGTCGGCTTCGGCGGCGGGCCGCAAACATTCGCCGCGGGCGGCGAGAGGTTTGGCATCGAAGGAGCCGACCGCGGCTGGGCGGCAAGGCAGAGAGCCGGCGGCGGCCCGATCATTGTCCCGCCGTCTGTCGCGGCTGCCGTGGCGGCAGGCGGCGGCGGCGACCGGATGATGCCGGGTCGCAATCTCAAAGGCACTGACCCGCGCCTCGCCGAAATCGTCGGCGCCGCGGCGCGGGGCTTGCCGGAGGGCTACAAAATTCAACCGACGTCAGGACTGCGCGATCCGCGCGCGCCCGGCTTCCATCCAAGCGGCAGGGCAACCGACTGGCAAATCATCGGGCCGGACGGCAAGCCGGTGAGCAACCGCGGTGAGGACAGCACCGGGCTCTACACGCAGCTCGCGCGCAATGCTTACGGCTATCAGGAAGCAATGCATCCGGAACTGACCGGCACATTCCAGTGGGGCGGACAATTCGGAACCTCGAAGCGCAACCCGAACGAGCCCGACTTGATGCACTTCGATATCGGCGGCCGGCGCGGCCGGCTCTCCCGCTATAGCCGGGAGGCAATCGGCGCGACCATGCCGCCGGCCGAGACCGCCGACCTCGGCGGCAAGGCGCCGCCCTCGGCCGCGGTGCCTTATGCCGAATTCAGCAGGCAGATGGGCGGAGCGCCCGGCGGCCTCGACGGCCGCAAGCTCGGAAGCGAATTCGGAAACGCCGCCGCCGAATCGTTCCGCTCCGGCGTCGACGGAGTGTCGGTCCCGCTCGACACGTCCGACACGTCCCGCGGCGTGCCGCCCCGCAGCGCGCCCAAGGCCGTCGGCGGCGACTCGGCGACGGAGGCGTGACATGGCAGTGAACTTTGGCGCAGGCGTTGGCCAGCCGGAAACGCAAAAGCCGGGCCCGGCGCCGGTTTGCAGAATCCCCGAATATCTCGCGGCAAGCTGGAAGGGCGTGCCCTTTTTTGTGCTCACGTCGACCGATGATTTCGGGCGCCGCGGCGATCTCTACGAGTACCCGCTCAACGACAACACCGGCTACGTCGACCTCGGCCGCAAGGCGCGGCGCTTCAAAATTGAAGGCTATCTGATCGGCTCGGACCAGATCGCGCAAACGAGGACGATGCGCGACGCGGCGGAAAAGGCGCAGCCGGGCGTGCTGGTTCACCCGATGTACGGGCCGCAAATCGTCGCATGCGTCACGCTCTCCGCCAGCGCGGATTACCGCAAGGACAAGAAGCGCACCAAGCTCGCGTTCGACTTCATCGAGGCGGTCACGATCCTTGACCAGGAGTTCGCGCCGGTAATCATTACGCCGGAGTCGGTGGAGCGGGCGGGCACCGCCGCCTGGCGGGCGCACGGACATCGGGTCAGACGGACACTTGGCGCGTGGGTGCCGGGCGCGCGGACACGGCGCGCCGCCCAATGGGTGCACAGCGACCTCGCCCAGAAGATCAAGCCGGCCCGCGACGAAAGTTCCTGGGACGCGGTCGACACGCTGTCCCCCTCAATCCCGCTGGACGCGCCCCTGCTGGACTTTGATGCCGTTGCGGACCCGATCGAGATCGGGACCATGACGGTCCGCCGGCTCTGGGGCAGCGGCGGCAGCGCACTCGCGCGCCTGCGCCTCTTCAACGGAACCGTCGTCCGGGTCGAGGACGAATTCGGCAGCGGCATGAGCATTGAGTCACTGATCGTCACGGCGCGCTTGGCGCTGATCCGGGACTTTGCCGTCGCCGCCAGGATGACAAAATACCCGACCAAAAACGCCGCCTTCGCCGACCTTGACTTCATCATGGCCGTCTATGACGACGAGGAGCGCGCCGCCGCAGCGCATTCGTGGGACGACGTCGTGGTCGCGATCCGCGCCGCGCGCGCAACCGCCGCGCAAGCCATGCTCGTCGTCAACGCCACACTGCCGGGGATATTCACAACGAACGTCGACGGGGTGTGGCCCTCGCTGGTCGTCGCCCATAAGCTTTATGCCGATGGGTCGCGCCACGAGGTGGTCGAGCAATACAATCCGCAAATGATCCCGTTCTTTATCGGGCGCGACGCCGTCGCACCTGGGGCGTGAATATGAGCGTGACCTACGACGCAGTTCCCCGCCAGCCCGAAGCAGTCGCGAGCTTTGTAATCGGGGGCGTGAACTACAATGAAATCCTCAAGCTGCGTGTCCACCGCGACATGAACGAGGCGACCGGCGAGGGCGAGGTGACCTTGTCATGGCCGGGGGCCTCCACCATCAAAGCCCTGATCGTCGAAAACCAGATGCTCTCGCCGGCATTCATGGACGGCGCCGCCGGCACCATCCTGCTCGACGGGCAGCTCGCAATGTCATTTGTGTTCGATACGCGCACATCGCACGGCTCGCCGACCCAGTACGAGTTGGAGCTGCATTTTCGCGGGCGGGCGGCCGCGATCGTCGACGGCCCGCCGAAGCACGAGACCGGACAAGAGAACGACAAGACCATCCCGCAAATTGTAAAGAAGCTCATGGAGGGCTACGACGCTGCCTTCGTCGACAAGAGCGGCAGCACGCGAAAAATCAAGCGCTTCATCATCGCACAAGGCGAAACCACCGAACGCGCAATGCGCCGCGCCACGCGCGAATTCAGCCACAACTTTTTCGAGAACGAGGAAGGCCAGATCGTTCTGTGGAACAAGGACGACAACGAGGGCACCGGGGGGCAACTGGTGCTCGGCGACCGCAAGATTACGCATTGGTCGGTCAAGCGTGACATCGCGCCGCGCTTCACGGAAGGCGAGGTGCTCGCCAACGCCATCCCGACCGATGAAAAGTACGGCAAGGCCGCCGAGATGCTGAGCAGCAGCGTGATGGCCTCCGCAGGCGCCTTCATGCGAAGGCGCACATATCTGGCCGATGGCGATCACGACTGGAGCACGATCAAGGATCGGGGCGGCTTCGAGTTCACGCGCAGCTCGTCGCAAGGGCTCAACGTGACGCTGCGGGTGTCAACTTGGACCGATGTCAATGGCGAGCTCTGGAAACTCAACAAGCTCTATCCGGTCACGATCCCGGTCGATGGTGTCAATGAGACACTCATGCTTTCGGCGGTGACTTTTGTCCTCACGCCAACCGAGCGCTACGCCACGCTCGTGCTGACGTCGGCCAATTCCTACGGGAAACTCGGCGACGTGCTTTCTAAAGGCCCGAACAGCATGACGGAGATATATAAACTGCAGACGGGGCCGCGCAAAACGCCGGAGGAAGAAAAGAAAGAAGAGGAGGAGGCGGAGACACCACCACCGCCTGGGCGAGGAAGGTAACGCGGCCATGGGTACTGATAACTGGAACCACTCGAAGTTTCTGCATCACAAAGCACGCAACGCAACGCGCCGCGGCTACCTGCAGAAAACCTACTATGATAAAAAATTGATGCAGTCTCGGTTCGCGACCGGCGAGAAAAACCAGAACGACCGTATCGACATCATTCAGCCCGCGGGCTTCCTCGGCCGCCATCCGCCCGGCGAGAAGACCGAGATCGTGACCAGCGACATCGGCGGCGACACGTCGCGCCGGGTCTGCACGGCCGTCATCGGCGACCGCGAGCACCACCCCAAAATCGACGAAGCCGAGTCGATCCTGTACTCGCCGGGCGACAAGCTCAACTACATGCGCATCAAGGGCGAAAAGCCGAAGCAGGAAGGCCAGGGCAAGCACGGCTCCGGCGCGGAATTCGAGGACCCCTACGACGGCGACGGCAACGAGGACAAAAACCCGAAAGGCATTCACATAGCATCGGAAACGAATGAAACGCACAAAATCAAAGAAACCTTTCAGGTCGAGGCCGAAAAGGATATCCGCATCAAGGCGCCCAAGATCTACATCAAGGGCGTCATACATCTCGACGGCACGATCATCGCAAAGGCCGGCCTGAAAGTCGGCAACGGGATGTGGGGGGACCAGAAACCCGACGACTACCCGGGCGCCGTCCCAACCACACGCGAGCCGCCGGCGCCGGAAGCCGAGCCCGGCCCGGTAGTGGAGTCGAGCGCGCCGCGGCCGTATCTTGTCGACGCAGAGGGCAACGTCACCTTTCTCGGTACGGTCACGTTCAAGGGGCCGGTCCAGTTCGACTCGCCCGTGACATTCGAGGACGTCGTCACTTTCGCACTTGGGGAAGACAATGGTTGAGCCCTGCGCGCCTGCGCCGCCCCGCTGCGGCACCCGGTATGCCGAGACGTTCAAGCCTGGCATCTCGGCGCGGCGAATTCCCTCGTGCAGTTATTCGCATTGCGGCTTGCATTTCGGCGACCCGAATTGGCGCGTAACAGCGGAGGGTACGCTCGACCGCGCCCGCTGGATCGAAGGCTGGATCGCAATCCAACTCTTTACCCGCGGGCAGATCGAATGCGACGAGCACGTCCTGAAAGAGCGCTCTGGCGGATGGTGGGCCGACGCTTTCCGCAGCAACAATTTCAAAACCGGCTCCAAGCTGTGGTCGCTGCAATGGGCACTCGTTAACAACGACGCGCTGCTGCAGGCCAAAGCCTACGCGACCGCGGCGCTCTCCTATCTGCTGCAATGGGGGGTCGCGACCCGGCTCGACATCAAGCCAACCTACGTCAGCCGGTTTGTGATGCACTTGGCCGTGGCGGTGCACGGGCCCGGCTACATGGCCAGCATGATCGCGGAAGGGCGGCTCGTTAACGGCGCGTGGCTGTTCGCGGAATATGACCAAAAAACGAACCTGAGTCAGTGACATGGCGGTGACGACGGACATTACGTGTGTGTTGCCAAGGCCGAGCATTGCGGAGCTCCACGCCGCGCTCAACACCGAGATGAGCGACCGCCTCCTCGGCGGCGCCCCGACCCTCCCCGGCTCGAGCGAGGACATCCTCGCGTTCGTAATGGCCGGCACCGTCAACCTGATGCACGGCTTCGTCACGCAAGCGCTCAAGGAAAACGCGGCCGCGACAATGTGCTGCGACAATCTCGTGAGATACGCCGCGCTGCACGGGATCGACTTGAGAGCGGCAACCCGCGCGAAGGGCTACGTCGGCATCACCGGAACGCCGGGCGCCGCCATCTCGCCGACCATCCGCTTCGTGAGCGAGAGCTCGCGCGAATACAAGCTCGACCCCGGCGTCTACTACAACCCGACCGCGCTCGACGCCGCAGGCGCCGCGGTGCTCCGCGTGGTAGCCGTCGTGGCCGGCGGCGTTTTCGACCTGCCGGCGGGCGCGCTGCTCACCGTGGCGACGACGCTCCCCGGCATCGACACCACCGCAACCGCGCTCGGCAACGGCTTGACCGGCGGCAGCGACAACGAGACCTGCGAGCAGCTCCGCGCGCGGGTCATCGCCGCCGAGGCCGCAGGCGTTATCAGCATCAACATGGGATGGTATTTACAACAGGCGGCAAAATATCCGGGCGTGACCCGCGTGTGCGGGGACGAGTGCGAAGGCTGCTGCGACCCGCGGCACATTGTGCTGTACCCGTTTTTTGAGGGGGTCTACGGCGACATCGACACCGCGCCCTATGGCGTGCCGCCCGCCGCGGTGCTCGAAGCGATGACCTTGTGGATGTTCGGCGACGAGCAAGGCATGGGCGCGGGACTTAGCCCCGTCGGCATCAGCGGACAGTTCGCCGCGGGCGCGCCCACCGTGATGAACGTGACGGTCAACTGCTTCGCCGGATGCCCGATCTCCGCGCACGACCGCATTGCGGCGGCGCTCACCGCGGCGCTGCGCGCGAGCTACTGCGTAGGCTCAAAATTGTGCAAGGAACAGCTTCGCGCGGCGGCCTACGCTGCCGTCGGACCGGACCCATGCTTCTCGTCGATCGTGCTGACCTGGGACGCCTCGCTGGCGCGCGAGGACGCGACCTTCGCCTATCTCGCCTGTGCCCACTTCTGTGTGCTCGGCAAAGTCACATTGGTCCCAGGCTATGCCTGAACATTTCTGGGCATGGTTCATGGTTGCCGCTACCGTGATCATGATCGGGACGATGATGTTTTGGGGCACTGTGAAATGAACCTGAGCGGCCCCGACGTTCCCGAGATTTGGTGCTACGAGCCAGACGGCTGTTGCGGCCCGGACGTCTGCAACGTCACCGAAGAGCAATTCGTCTGCGCGATCCGCTCGCTCCTGCCCGAGGGAGAGCCCTGGAACAACACCCGCAAGTACATCCCATCCACCCGCGACCCGGCCTCGCTGATCGGCTGCGCGGCAATCGGGTGCGGCGGAGTCATCGACGGCGGGGCGCCGCCGAACAAGGGCACCACCATGGTCGGATGCTCCATGGTCGGGTGCGAGCAGCTTGTCTTCGGCGGCTGCTGCGACGACGCGATACCGTGTGAGGACGAGCCGCCGCTCGCGCCGCAGTTGGCAGTGGTCGACAGCTTCGCCGCCGTTGCTTACAGCGCCGTGCAGGTGCTCTGCGTCATGCTGCGCGAGCTCGACCCCTGCACCGCGAAATACACAATCCGGTGCTGGGCCGAGCGCATGGGGATTCATGCCCCCGACCCGTGCGGGCCGGATTGGAGCGACGAGGCGCTCGCGGTCCTCATTTGCCTGTGGGTGCGCCTGCGCTTTGAGATCTGGAATTGGGAATCGCTGCAGCGGCTCGCCGCGTTGTTCGGCGTTTGCCTGACGCTCCGCGAGGCGGGGCGCTTCAATTGCGACTATGGCCCGGCGCAAAGCTGGGCCGGCTGGACGCTTTCCCGCGACCTCCCCGTTTGCCCGCCGCCGCAGTCCTGCCCGCCCGGGCCGATCCCGGCCGACCGGCTGGTCCGCCTCGTGCCCACTTGCTTCGGGCCGCCGTTGAGTCTGAACATCATCGTGTGCGAGAACACCGGGCAATGCCCGCCCCCGACGCCGAATTGCAATCTCCCGCCGCGGCCCTCGACGCAGCCGCCGGTCGATCCCGCGAAACTCTTTGACGTCTTTATGTGGCTGCTTCCGCAGGTCCTGCCACCGACCGCGCTGTGGTGCGTTTATAAGTGCGACCCAAATTCGTGCGTTGCCTAGACGGCTGGCGCAGGCCGCGCCGTCCCTGTATTGTCACAAGCGGTGAGACGCCCGCGCGCGCTTAGGGATGGGCGTCTATGGCCTCGATTTTTCCGCCGTCGTCTGCCGGGGGGGTGCCTAATGGCCCCTCGGTTATCAACGGCTATGTCCCCGTCAATCCGGTTGTGGGGCCGGAAGGCCCTCTGTGGGCTGACAGCGGGTGTCAAACATCCCTAACCGCTGAACAGATGAACGCGACGACGAGCGAGCTTCTTGCCGCCGTCGACCTCCTCGGCATTGCCTTTGACAGCTCCAAAATCACCAACCTCGGCGAGGCGCTGATTACGCTGCGCAGCGGCGCGCTACCAGCCGGTGGCACGCGGGGACAGGCGCTCGTCATCAACGCGGGCGGCAATCCCATGTGGGGCGCGCCAATCGAAGGCGGGAATTTTTGAATGGCGGCGATCTTCCCACCTGTTTCGGATGGAGGGGTGCCCCCCGGACCGACTGTAATTAACGGCTACGCGCCGGCCGCCCCCGTGATCGGCGAGGGACCGCACTATTATAGTCCTGCCTGCACCACGCTGCTGCCGGCGCTCTCGATGAACGCCATGGTCAGCGAGATGCTCGCCTTCGTGGATAAGGCCGGCTTTGCGTGGAACACGGCCATCGTGACCAACATGGCCGACGCCTTGACCACAACGATTGTCAACATGCCTCCCGCGGGGGGTACACCCGGACAAGCGCTCGTCAAATCCACGCCAGGAAACCTCCCCACGTGGGGGGCTGTCATCGATGCTGGCTCGTACACCTAAAGGGGCAAATCATGCCACAGCCGATCCAATTCAAACGCCGCACCACTGGCCCCGGTGTTCCTGCAACGCTGCTTCCGGGCGAACCGGCGTACAACACCAGCGGGCACGAGCTCTACATAGGGGACGGCGCCAGCACGGTGCAGCCGCTCGTCACGGCCAATCGGCAAGTAGAGATCGCGGGCGCTCAGACCATCACCGGCGTCAAGACAATGCCGGTCGCTAATCTGCGGCTGACCGGCGGCGCCCTCGACAACCTGCTGCGCACCGATGGCGCCGGCAACATGACCTGGGTGGTGCCGCCGCCACCGGCTACGGCGACCGGGCCGCAAATGGCCGCGGGCTTGCTCAACAACGTCTACGCCACGCCGCTCAACACCATGGCGCTGACCGGGCAGACCGTCGCGACATTGGCGACAACCGCCAAGACGCTCGTGCCGGCGATCAATGAGCTGCAGGCGCAAGTCGCCTTGCTGGCGAACGGCCAATTGTTCGTCGGCTCGGTCAACGCCACCGCCGGAACGATCGCCTGGACCGCGGCGTCCGGCGGCGCCGGCAATGCGCTGCCGGCGCCTGCTCCCGCCAACAATGGCTGGTACTTGATCGTTGATGTCGGCGGCGCCAGCCCGCCAGTCGGCGCGCCGGCCGCTACCTATGAGGTCGGCGACTGGCTGGCATCCAACGGCGTGGTGTGGACCCGGCTTGCCTTTGGCGGCGTGACGGCGGTCCTCGCCTCGCAGGTCACGGTCAATCCCGCCGTCAACGGCATGACAGATGTGCAGGCCTCGTTGACGGACCTGGATGCCGTCAAGCTCGACGTTGCGGTCCAAGCTCCGATCGATGCCGCGCAAGATGCCGCCATGGCGGCCGCCGATGCGCTGCGCGTGCTCAAGGCCGGCGACACGATGACCGGGCCGCTCGAGCTACCGGTGGCAGCGCCGACGCTTGCGGTCCAAGCCGCCAACAAAAAATACGTCGATGACCAGATCATCGCGATCCCGCCCTTCACGGTTGCGGTCACCGGTCCGGCGTTGACCGGCACCGGTGCAGCGGGATCACCTATCACTTTCACCGGCATCGTCGCCGAAGCGTTGACGTTCACTGGCAATGGGCTGACCGGAACACCGCTCGTGCTCGCGCTCATCGACGGAGGTACGTACTGATGCGGAAGAAAGGGCGGAGCCTAGCACGAGCGCTTTGGGCATCAGTCAAGAATTGGCCGGGCTCCTGGGGTCGCTCGCATGACCTTGCTGGCATGGTGGCGCAGCGCGCGCATCGTGGCAACTGAGGTTTAGGACATAGGCAATGTCACAACCGATAAAAATCTATCGCACCTCGACACCCAATGCGCCGCCCGGGCCGCTTGGCGATGGCGAGCTTTGCGTCGAGATGGCAACGCCCTGCCGGCTGTGGGTTGGGGTGCCGACGGCGCTCGACGCGACCGGGCGGAAGTTGTTGTCCGACCGCGCCGGTGACAAGGCGTATGTCGATACTGGGCTCGCGCTCAAAGCCGACATCACGTACGTCGACAACGGGAATACGGCGCAGGACGCCGCGAACGACGCGAAGTTTGTCGAGCTCGCCGGCGACACGATGACTGGGTTCCTGACGCTGAGCGCCGCTCCAACCCTGCCGCTGCATGCGGCGACCAAGCAGTACGTTGACGGAGCAACCGGGGGCGCGGCCTACGTGCTTAAGGCCGGCGACACGATGACCGGCCCGCTTTTCATCAATGACCTCACGGCCTCCACCACTCCCGCGACCGGCGCGCTGACGGTGGCGGGAGGGCTGGGCGTCGGCGGCGCCGGTAATTTCGGCGGCCCTGTGACGATCACTACGACGGCTGGCCCTCCGTTGATAGCGACTAATCCAGCTGGCGGCGTCGGGGTAGTACTGAACGCAGCAAATGCAGCAGGCGCCCAGTGCAACATCGATGGGGCTAAAGGAGGGGCTATCCGGTGGACACTCGCGCTGGGCAACACGACCCCGGAGACAGGCGGCAACACCGGGTCGGACTTCGGCATCACGCGCTTCGATGACGCCGGGGTTAATTTAGACGTTCCATTTTCCGTCGCTCGTGCGACCGGCGACGTCAGCATCTTTACGACCACTGCCTCCACTTCTTCCACGACCGGCGCGCTGACGGTGGCGGGCGGTTTGGGTGTCGGCGGGAATGTCAATGCTGGCGGGAATATGAGTGTTGGGGGTATTTGGCGTTCCGCATCTTATATAGGGAAGAGCCAAGTCTTTTTTGATGCAGGCACCGGCGCTGGATTGGAACTTATCGGGACTACAACGGGTACTGCCGGTGGGCTCGTCGGGTTTGTGAACGCTAATAGCACACTCCTCGGGAGCATCAGCATCGTTGGCGCCGCACCGGGGACTGGCGTTGCCTACAACGTCACATCGGACATCCGCCTCAAGGAAGATCTGCGCGATTTCACGGCCGCCGGTGGCATTATCGATCAATTGAAAATCTGGGATTTCCGCTGGAAGAGCACCGGCGAGCGCGGCATCGGGGTCGTCGCGCAGCAAGCGGCCGAGGTGTACCCCGATGCAATCTCGATCGGGCAAGGCGAAACGCCGTGGGGAGCCGACTATTCCAAGTTCGTGCCGCTGCTGATCGCGGAAATACAGTCCTTGCGGAAGCGCGTCGCGGAACTCGAAACAAGGAAGGAGTAAGCTCTATGGCTTTATTTCCGTGGCGGCTTCAGGCTGAGATTCCGAAGGGCGCAGTGGACCCGGTAGTGACCGTATTCATGGGCGGGGAACGCGCTGTCCTGGACGCGGATGGGAACCCGACAGCGGCAACCTTCATCGAACAGAACACCAGAGAACCAGTGCAGATGCCGCTGTCGGAAGCGGTAGCCGCTCTCGAAAATCCGGAGCTATGGGAACAGGCGCGCATCAAGGCACGACCCCTTCCAGCGACCGAATGACCGCGATGCATCGGAGTTGAGGCAATGGCGGGTATTTTCCCAGAAGGCGCGGACGGCGGCATCCCGCCAAACCCGGCCGACCTGTCCAACCCGAAGGCGGCCTATCCGCCGGCCACGCTGCCGCTCAACACGGCTGCGCTGTATTACGGGAACGGCTGCGACGTTCGCCTGCGGCCCGAGGTCTTGAACTCTATCATCTCCGAGATCGAGGCCACCGTTGACCAGGCGGGCGTCGCCTACGACCCGAGCCGGCGCGAGAATCTTGAACTCGCCACGCGCTATTTGATCCAGCGCGGGCTTCAGACCGGGACCGTGCTGCAGGGCGGCCCGTTCGACTACACCGGCACGCTCGATCCAACAATGACGGCGTACAATAATTATTTGACGCTGATCGTCCTTCCGAGCGTGGCCAACCAAGGGGCCGTGCGGGTCGAATTCGACGGTAAGGGTCTCGTCCCGGTCTTGCGCAATGACGGCCTGCAGATGGAGGCCGCCGACCTGCGCGGCAATATCCCCGCGCTGATCAGCTACTGGAACGGCAATTTTTATCACGTCGGTCTTGCCGCATCGCAAGTGCCAATCTTAATGAAAGGAGGCGTAGATCTCTGGATCAGGACCGACGGTAACGATACGACCGGCGACGGCTCCGCCAACGATCCAGCCAAGGCATTCAAGACGCTCACCGGCGCCTGGAACAAGGCTGGCGGGCGCTTCGCCTCGACCCCGCTGTTCTCGATGAACTTCAAGTTTGGCATTCCCGGCGTCTACGAGGGTGCGTCCATCGGACCGTTCGGCGGCACGGTGACGCTCACCGGCGATCCTGCCAACGCCGCCGCCTACACGTTCACCAGCATCGATCTCGGCAACGGCAACTTCGGTAATCTTGCGGTGCTGGGCATCACATCGTTCAAGGCGATAGGGGTCACCTTCACCCGCAACGTCCCCGCGCCGACGCCGTGCTATGCGCTCATCGGTTCCAGGTCCGCGATCGTGCTCGACCGTTGCGCCTTCGATTCGTCGGCGGCCAATGCCGGCAGTTTTTTTGTGCGGGTGTCCGGGGGATCTTTCGGCGCCATGAGCAGCACGGCATTCAACGGCCGCTCCCTTGCCATCGGAGGACTGATCCAGGTGGATACCGTCGGCGTCGCTATTTTTGCCGGCGCTGGCATAAATTATTCGTTCGTCGATTGTCCGATGACGGCATCCGCTTTCTTCGTCTACGGCTTGGGAACCGTACGTTGGGATACGGTCTGCACTCTGACGTCAACCAATTGCACCGGGCCGCAGTACACTGTCACCGAGAATTCCATCCTCAACATGGGAGCTAAGACCCCTCCTGGAACGGTAGCTGGTACTGCCACCTTCGGCGGACAGTATATCCCATGAGGGCAACGGCGAAGGAACCCATATCATGACAAGAAGTTTGCTCGGGTGGCAGGTCTATGGACCGCCGGTCAGAGGTCCGTGATGGACTTTAACACCAAGCTGCATATTCCTCCCGGCATTTGGGTCCTCATCGCGGCCGGCGTGATCGTCGCCGCGCTCGCGCTCTACGGCTACCTCACGGGCGCCTGGGACTTGCCACCCGACGCGAGCGGCGCCGTGCCCTTGCCGAGGCCCCGGCCGCCCCTCGCTGATTAGCTCATCAATATTAGCTAATAGAGCGCGAGCGCCGACGACTTAAGGCAGGCCCCGCAGGCCGCCGCAGGAGGCCGCAGGCGCGTTCCCCGAGCCGGCCGGCCCCTTGCCCCCAGGCGCTCGCCGCGCCGCCCAGGCGCGGCGAGCGCCTGTTTCCACGGCGACGTCTACTGGGTCGGCGGTCCAGTTTGTCGGGATCGGGTTGCCCTCGGTGTAGTAGCATTCGTGGATGGCGTAAACGACGTCAGGCTCATCCCCGCTGCGGATCACCCGATAAGACCACGTCGTCACGTTGCCCCTCGCCGCTATTTGAAAACCATGGTTCCGGAATCGTAGGTCAACTCGGACTCGGGATATTGCTGCGGTTGCCACTCCTGCTCGACAAGGTTCAAGACGCGGGCGCAGCGCATGAGGCGGCCAATGAATTTGCGGCGGATGGCATCCCGATTGCGCTCGCAGCGAAGGATGATCCACTCCTCGTCGGATTCGGACAGGTCGAGCCTCGCTTCAAGGCACCCTTTGAGCAGCAAGCCGACATTGAATCCGAGGACATGCGTGACCTCTTCGAGGCCATCACGAATTTGCAGAAGCCATTCGACCTGGCGCCGCGTGAACTCGGCCACGTTCTTGAACCGGAGGAGTGATTCTAGGAAATCAAGCTCCCGGTCCCAGAACTCGCTCGCTGGGAACGTCTCAATCAGCCCCTTCGCGGTGTCCTTAGCGGTTTGCGGGTGCTTGCGGATCTTGTCGATCTCGCGCCCCGAGGCCGGCATATCACCTCCCGAGAGGTCGTTGGGGAAAACACCGGGGATAACGCGAATCAACATTTAGCACAGCGGCCGGCAGCAGCCAGCCGCCCTCTGGGGACAAATATGTGGATAGGCCTCCCTTAGCGCCCCCCGCAGGCCGCCACAGGAGGCCAAGGGCGCGTTCGCCGGGCCGGCGGGCCCCCTTGCCCCCAGGCGCTCGCCGCGCCGCCCAGGCGCCCTCCCGCGGGGCCCTCCCCCTCCCCCATTCCATATCGTTTTTTCGCCCGGAAAAGAGGGCGCGCCCGGGATTCCGGAAAAGCTTGGGGGACGGGATCGACAATTTTCGTAAGCCTTTGTTATTAAAACATAATTCGCGTGTTGGAGAGTCTCGGCGCCATAATCCCTCTGCGCTTTTCTGCGCGCCCCTGCGCGCTCTTGCGCGCCACTGCGTGGCGAGAATCCCTTGCGGCGCTTGCCTTCCCCTTGCATTTGTCCCGCGCATAGGATAGCACGTCCGCGCGGGGCGGCGCCGACAAGCGCAGCACAAACCCCGGAAAATTTCCGGGGGCTGTCCCCGGCCGGCAAAAGGAAAAGAAGCCATGTCTATCCATCTCCTCACAACTCTCGATGTCGAGCGCACCACTTGTGACGGCGGCGGCCTCTACCTCACTGTCGACCCAAATGGCGGACGCTATTGGGCCTTTAGGTACGTGCTCAACGGGAAGAGAATGGTCATGGGGCTCGGTAACGCTCTCAAAAAGAGCCTTGCCCAAGCGCGCGAAGAGGCGGCCAAATACCGGGCCATTAAAGCGCTCGGTCGTTGCCCGCTCACGGAACGGCGAGAAAGACAGGCCGCCGCCAAGGCCGCGGCCGCAGCCGAATCTCCTATCCATCTCCTCACAACTCTCGATGTCGAGCGCACCACTTGTGACGGCGGCGGCCTCTACCTCACTGTCGACCCAAAATGGCGCACGCGCTGTTGGGCCTTTAAGTACCGGTTCAACGGGAAACCCCGCACCATGGGGCTCGGCTCCGCTCGCGACGTGACCCTCGCCCAAGCGCGCGAAGAGGCGGCCAAATACCGGGCCATCAAAGCACTCGGTCGTTGCCCGCTCGCGGAACGGCGAGAAAGACAGGCCCCCGCCAAGGCCGCGGCCGCAGCGCTCACAGCCTCCCGTAGGTCCACCACAGCCCCTGGCGTATACAGGGACGGCCGCGGCCTCTATCTTTTAGTCCGCCCCAACGGCGGACGCCATTGGCTCTACGAGTACACGTTTGACGGAAAAAAACGCACCATGGGGCTCGGCTCCGCTCACGTCGTGACCCTCGCCCAAGCGCGCGAAGAGGCGGCCAAATACCGGGCCATCAAAGCACTCGGTCGTTGCCCGCTCACGGAACGGCGAGAAAGACAGGCCGCCGCCAAGGCCGCGAACGCGACCGCAAGGCTCACGCTCGCCCAAGCCAGGGTCAAGAAATTTGCCGAAATGCTCGCGCTCGCCCAAGCCAGGGCCGAGAAGCTCGCCCAAACCCGCACCCAACCTTAAAAACTCAAAGGAAAAGAAGCTATGGCATACCCCCTCCACAAGCTCTCGGCCCTCGACGTCAAGCGCGCTACCGCTCCCGGCAATTACCGGGACGGCGGCGGCCTCTTCCTCCAAGTCCGGCCGAACGGTGGACGATATTGGCTCTTCGAATACATGCTCGACGGGAAGTCCCATGTAATGGGGCTCGGCTCCGCTCGCGACGTGACCCTCGCCGACGCGCGCAAAAAGGCCGGCGTATTCCGGAACATGAAAGCGAACGGAGCCTGCCCGCTCACCGAAAAGAAGGAAAAAAAGAAGGCCGAAAAGGCCGCGGACACGGCCGCAAAAATCACCTTTGGGATTTGCGCCGAGGATTGGCTTAAGCGCAACACCATCAGCACTGCCGAACAGACCAAGCAGAACCGCGAGTCCGAACTACGGCGCTATGCCCGTGCCCTCTACGACATGCCGGTTAGCAAGATCGAGCCCGAGCACGTCGCTGACTTATTCCGCGGCGAGGACGGCGACTTTGAGGACGGCCTTTGGGTCACCAACCACATGATCGCAAAACGAGTTCTGAATCAGGTCCTCAGAGTGTTCAAGGACGCCATCCTCCGGCGCAAGCGGCCCCGGCCGAACCCTGCCGATGACATCAAAGAACTCCTCCCCAAGGTCGTGTACAAAACCAAGCATCGAGCGGCGGTGCCATTCAAAGACTTGGCGGCCTTCATCGCTCGGCTGCGCGCCTTTGATCGCATCGAGGCGCGCGCGCTTGAGTTCGTCATCCTGACCGCGGCGCGGGTTAATACCGTCGCGCTCATGACATGGGGCGAGATTGATGGCTCAGTATGGACGGCACCCGCCGAGCACATGAAGGGGAGCAAAGATAAGCGCGCCGAGCACCGCTGCCCGCTCTCAGACCGCGCGCTCGAAATCCTCCGCGGCTTGCCGCGCGGCAAGCCGGGCGACCTAGTCTTCCTCCCCCGTCTTGCCCACCCGAGGTCGCGAGGGAAAGGGCACATCAAGCTGGGGCGGAGCATTCACGACTTTTTGCGCGGGCCCATGGGCGAGAAGGTGGTCACGATCCACGGCTTCCGCGCTTCCTTTAGCCAATGGTGTGACGACGTCGATGTCTCGCCCGCGGTCTCCGAGCAAGCGCTGGCGCACGTCTTCGGCAATCGAGTATCGCAAGCGTACAAGGAGGGCAGCGAAAAGCGCTTCAAGCAGCGGATCCCCGTCATGCAGGCGTGGGCGGACTATTGCACCGGCAAGGTTGGCGGCGACAACGTCGTCCAGTTCGCGGCAGCGAAGTAGGGAGAGGGGGAGTGATGACCACCTATGACCTTGACAGTGTCGAATTAAGAGAACGGCTGATCCGCATAGACCAGATGTTGGCCGACATAGATCGCACGCGGGCGGATCACCTCCGCACGATTGCGGACCATGACCGCAAGCGCCAGGAAATACGCTTTGCCCCGTGGCAACTTGTATTTACCGGCATAGGTGCGGGCGTGGCGTTGCTCACCGTCGCATTGATCCTGCTTAAGGCGGTGGGGATACCCGGTTAGCAGACATGCAGGCCTGGGCGGACTATTGCGCCGGCAAGGTGGGCGGCGACAACGTCGTCCAGTTCTCGGCGGCGGGAGGAATGTGATGGCCGTAATGATGGCTAAACTATACGCCGCGCTGAAAGAAGCCGGCGCCAGTGAAGACAATGCTATCAAAGCCGCTGAAGAGGCGGCCGGTTACGAGAACCGGCTCGCGAAAATCGAGAGCGATCTGCTTGTGATGAAGTGGATGCTCGGCGGCATTGGCAGCGGCGTTCTCACCCTCGTTATCAAAGCATTCATCTAAGCGGGGAAAAGGAATCACCATGACTGATTTAACCCTAGAGGCCCTGCAAACCGCTCTTGCGCCAATCCATGAGCAGCTTGCAAAGTTGACCGAGAGAAGTACGGCCCTCAACGAGGACGTTGCCGCCCTCAAAGTTCAAACAACGTCCATTCCTTTGATTTGGGCGGCGGTTAGCGCCATCCAAGAACAGGTCCGCCATATAGCGCCGATCCGCGCGGCGCTGAAAGATTTGGCCCTCACGCGGGTGTCCCTCGGCGAGGTTGAAACCGTCGCCGAGGACCTCGAACATCTCACCGCGCGGCAATCCGAACTTGAGGCGCGCGTTAGGGCGCTCGAAACCGGAAAAGAAGCACCATGACCGACCTAGATTTACGCGAGCAGATTGCCCGCATCGACCGCGAGCAAGCCCACCTTGCGCAATTGCAAGCCGACCGGGACCGCAAGCGGCAGGAAATGGCCCTCGCCCCTTGGCAACTGATCCTGGCGGGCGTCACCGCCGGGGCCGGACTGATGGCGGCCGGCGCCGGCCTCTTCGCCGCGGGCGGCGTGTATTTGAAATTCATGGGGGGGCTTTGACATGACGCTGGAAACCCTGCATGCGGACTTGATCGCGCTACGCCACGATATGATTCGCTTGGAGTCTAAGATCGATTCCAAGCCTTCCCTTATGGCAATGTTTACCGGCATCGTTGTGGTGGTATTCGGCATGGCTGGCGTCATCGCCAGCACGATTGCGGCGCTGAATGCGCTAGGGTTTATCAAAGCTATCTCTTGACAAAGCCAATCGTGAGCGCCGCCCCTCAGCTTGCTAGCGCCCGCCGGGCGCTCTCCACTAGCCGCGGAATATCATTGAAGCGCTCGGCCCAGCGGACGTCGCGAGCCGCGCTCGTGCTCTCCATCAGCGCGCGCAGCATGTTGACCACGGCACCGGGCGAGGTGCCGGCCACGACCAGCTTGGCGGCGAGGTCGCGCAGCGAGTCGTGTAGCGCGCGGCCGGCGTGGATATTGTCGAGCAAGACCTTCCAATCCGCGGAGCGGTCGAGCGGCTCGGCACCGGCGCCGTCGCGCATGCGCCGGGCGCTCCGGGTATAGCGCCATTCCTTTTCTAGCAATTGCGCGAGGCGCTCGACGAGCGCGCCGGCCTCGCCCGCGGAAATCGCGGGGAGCTCCGCGAGCTTGACCTGTCCGGGCTCGCCGCCGTGCCAGCGATAGGGGCGCTTTGTCTCGGGATGAATTCCGTCAACGGCAACCTGCTGGCCGTCGCCGAGGAATTCAATTTTTTCAGACCCGCCGCTCGGCGCCGCGAGGTTAGCGACGATCTTGGCGAACGGCGCCTCGGTGCGGAATGGGATTGCGCGCTTCGGCGGCTTGCCAATGCGCACGAGCACGCGGCCGCGCGCCTCGAATTGCTCGCGCACGAGGTCTTCAAGCTCGCAGGCCGCCAGCTCGTTGAGAATGTCGAGGTCGAGCGTCGGCATCAGCCGCGTCAAGCACCCGGTGTTGAGCGCGTCCGGCCACATGCGGACCGCCATACGGACCTGGTCGGGCGTGCCGCCCGCCTGCTGCCAACCGGCGAAGCCCTTGCGCGAATTGTTGCGCCCGAACACAGGCGGCTCCTTGCCGAAGAGCGGGATCGGGACGAAGCCCGCGGCCAGGAGCGCGAGCCGACGCGCGAGCAGCTCGGCCGTCATTTTTGATGGGTCGTTCGTTCGATCCAATCGTCGATGTCTTCTTCGCGCCAGCGGCCTAGCTTCGGGCTGCCCCAGAGATAGTGGCCGCGGGGAAAGGTTCCGGCGGCGATGTAGCGGTTCAGCGTCGCCCGATGAATCCCGAGTTTTTTGGCAACCTCTTCGACCCGCAGCATTCTGCCGTGGATATTGTCCGGCGGAATTTGCGTCGGAATTTGCTTTTTACTCATGGTCGCCTTCGTCGGGCTCGCGCGGGACGACTTGGCCGCCGATGGCGGCCGGCTGCTCGGCAATTGTCGCGGCGACCTTGAGCACCGACTCGCGGTGCCGCTGCATCGCACTGGCGGCCTCTTGGCAGCAGGAGACATAACTCGCCATGCGCGCCGCCAAATTGCTCGCGTGGTGCCGGACCTCGGACGAGAATGTCTCGGTCTCCTCGCGCAGCATCTGCAAGATGCCCTCGGCCGCGGTGAGCGCCGCCATCGCGTTGGCGATCATCATCTCGGCGCTCGTGCGTATAACTTCGTCGCTGCCCGCGGGCGCCGCGTGCTCCTGCGTTGCGCCGCGGCGCCCGTAGGTGTCGATGACTTCGACGGCGGTGAGTTTTGGCGGCGCGCCGTTAAGCCGTTCGCTGAGTATTGTCATCTGCTGCCTCCACGCTGGCTTTTTTCTGAGAATTGAAACACGCCCCACGCCGCCAGCAAGGTCGCGAGGCATGCACCGCTAATGATGAATAGCCAGGGGATTGCCCGCGGCGGCGTGTATTGAATGGTCCGCACCGGGCGCGCGTCCTCGGCACCAAGCGCGGAAAATTCGTCCGTCCAGGCGAAGCGCTGTTGATCTTTTGCGCCAAAATTCGGGATCTGTTGTTCGGCGTATAAAGGCAAGGCGGCGGGGGCGAGCGTAATTCGGCGGCTGGTCTCTCCCCCGTCGCCCTTGGCGCTGCTGTTGGGCCGCGGGTGCGATTCCCAATGCAGCTCCGACTTTTCGAGCTTCCGGCGGCCCGGAAACCAGCACCTCCTTTCGGAAATCTGGCGCCACTGCCAGTAGGCTCCATCCTTGAGGGGCACCGCCCGGCACTCGAGCGCGCCCGCGGCGCTGATGGAGAGCACGATCGTGAGCACGATCACGACCAAATAGGTGAGCCCGGCAGCGAGAGGGCGGCCGGGCTCGGCGGCTGGACGCAAAACATTGCGGCCGCATTCGCGGGGGATGTGTATTTGTTTGGCGCACACGACGAGTTCAATCCGCATTGATGTGAGAGGGCATTGGTGCGTTGACGTCCGACCACGACCGCCATCCGGCGGCCGTGAGTTCGGTGGAATAGACTTCGCCGCGCGGCTTGATCGCGCGCCATGCTTGGTCACAGAAGACCCGGTAATGGAGCATGTCGCACGCCGCGCCCTCCGGAGACTTGGGAGTTTCGATCCACGCGAGGCGCGCGTCGGGGAAAAACAGTTTGTCGCCCCATTGCCGCGCGAGCGAATGGTCATAAGGCGCGGAGGCGATATCTAAGCCAAGCGTCTGCAGCGCGTGCACGCTCATCAAGCGCCGCGCCGGCCAAAGAAGCTGCGGCGCGCGGAACGAAAGGCTCAAATGCAGGCACCGCTCGTAGTCGGGATTTTTGAACCAACCACCGGAGTGGTGGCCGACGTCGCGTGTGAAGAAGATGACGGTGCCGGTCTGTCCGTGAAAGTGGCAGCAGGCGGCGAAGTAGGCGCTCGAGCGCGGAGAATTGAGGAGGCCGTCAAACACGCCGCGCGCCGCGCGCTGCCGGATGAAGCCGATCATGTTTTCGGGGATTTCGAGCATCGTCATGTGGCTCCGTTCTCGCTTGGCATGGCGTCGAGGTCCGCCCGATGCTTATCGAGGGCGGCTTGAAGATGTTTGGACATTTTGGGCGCGGCGGCTTTCATCTCGGCAAGCGCACCATCATTCTGCGTAAGCCACTGGTCGATCTCGGCGGCGGTGCGCGCCGAGCGCGCGGCGGCGATGAAGCTTTGGCCCCAGGCGCGCCAGTCGATTTGCCCGTCGGCGAGGTAGGCGAGCGGGAGCGCGTTCGGCGGCTCCGGTTCCGCGGCGGTGATCTCGCCGGTGTCCGGGTCGACGGTCTCCGCGGGTGGTGCCGGGGCTGGCGGCGCTGGCGGCGTCCACTTTGGCTCAGGCGGTTCGGGGCGCGTTTCGACCATCTGACCGGCCATCTCCTCGGCGGTTAAAGCCCCCTCTTCTGGGAATGCGGCGCGGAGCGCGAAAGCTTTCGCGACCTTGGCGAGCTGGCCGCGCGGCCGCTTTAACCACTGCGCGTTTGGGAGCTCCGTGCCGCCCTGGCGGCCATACGCTTCGAGCCAGTAGACCTCTTCCGCGAAAGCGCGCGGCGCGCCGTCAACAATTTTGTAGACAGTGATCGAACACCATTCCGGGAATTCGACCTTTTGCTCGACCTTGACCCAGCTGTCTTTTCTCTTGACCTCGCCGCGGAAGGTGCGCGTGTCCGTCGGGCCCCAGACGGGGCGGTCCATGCCGGCCCAAAGGCCGGTCCGTGCGGCCGTGATCTCGACCTCGGCTATCGAGGGCCAGATCGTTTCCACATTGCGGCCGAGCTCCGAGTTCCAGACCGGGACGATATTGACCGGACGTTTTAAGACGTCGAGGCCGCGCGCGCGGCAGTAGTCGAGGGCAAGAAGAATTGACCCGGCGCTGCGCGCCATGGGGAAGATCGCTTCAGTGAGGACGCGCCAGCGGCCGGCGTCGAGGTCGGCGACGCCCGCGGGCATCGGAAGCCGGAATTCCGGCGCGGCGGTGGCGAGGGCGGTGGTGGTCATTGTTAGTTGCGTCTTTCGTAGAGTTTGCGCACCTCGGCTTCTTGCAACACCGTGCCGACAATCTCGCCGGGCTTCAGCTTGTCCGCGATCCGCGCCAGCCAAGGCGACATCTTAGTGCTCATCCGCCTGCATTCGCGCCCGGTGCAGTCACGCAGCGCCTTTCCGTTCGGGAGCACCAAGTCGAGCAGGATTTGCTGTGCCGTTGCGGCCGCCGCTTGTACGGCGCCCTCCTTGATGCGTTCCGCCCGCTGTTGCGCGGCTCGCCGGGAAGCCTCAATCCGATTCGCCCGCGACGGAGCGCCCGGGATCGGAAAGTAGTCCAACAGACTGCGATAGTTGTTGGTGAACGCGTGCTCAATGGCCTCCTCCAGAATTTCCTCATCGTTCAGTGCCTGCTGGCGGAAGTCCGCGCGGATGGTCTTGCGATCCTCCGGCGAGTGCGGGTTTGCCACCCCCTTCATCAGTTCCATCAGCGCTGTACGCAAAGGCGAACGGTCGCTTTGCTTGGTGGCACCGTATGCGCGGTCTACTTCAAACGTCATGCTGTCCTCCAATGTCAGCCGGCAATCCAAAGTGCGCGCGCAAGGCCGCCGGCAGTACCTTGAACATGCGCAGAGCGGCGGGGCCGTCCTTCCATTCGCAAGGTCCGTAGAGCTCGCGGTAGGCCAGGACGGCGGCGCGGTATTCGATATTCAAACGCTGGCTTATTTCGCGGCGTCGTTCCGGATTCTCGGCCGCCCAGCGTTGGGCCATTTCACGACGGAGCTCCGGATTTTCCCAATATCGCTGTCGTGCCTGCTCACGCCTGAGCTCAAGGTTCTTGGCATAATCCCGGCGTGAAAAGTTACGGCTGAATTCGCGCCGGCGTTCCGGATTTTTAGCGATCCAGCGCTTCATGCTTTCACGGTTAAGCTTCCGGCGGCACTTTTGCGAGCACGTTTGGCTGCGATGGGTGAGAAACTCCGTGCCGCAAACGCGGCAGGACGCGGTCCGGGGCGGGTGGCGCCTGGCATACGATTGGCGCCCTCGCTCTCTACAGTATTCGCGGTACGTGACATCATGCTGCAGCCGATATTTCCGACGTTTGTTTATCCACACCCGGTCAAGCCGTTGACGCCTTAGCTCATTAATGTGGTCGCGATGCTCAGCACGCCGTTGGCGGCTCCTTTCCTTCGCCAGTTCCGGATTTCTAATACGCCACCGACGCGCATGTGCACGCTTATGCTTTAGCCTGAGTTCCCGACGACAGAATTTCGAGCAGGTCATGGCGTTATGACCTTTACCCCTGGCGACGAACTCATTTTCACAGATGCAACAAGCGCGCGGTGGTAATTCCCGGCGCCGTCGTTCGCGGCTTAGGCGATAATACTTGCGCGCCCTTTCGTGCGCCCTTTCCCGACTGCAATCCGGCGAGCACGTCACGGGGGGGCCGCGGCCCTTGAGGATAAACCCCTTTCCGCAAACCCGGCACTTGCGCATAACCGGTGGTTTCGTTTTGCTCATGGCGATTGCTCGCGCGTGCGGATGACAGCCTTTTTGATGTTGTCGGGCAGTTCGCGCGCCGGTTCGACTTCCACCAGCTTGCCGTCGCGAATTTCTAAGACCGGCTGCGCAACCGCCTTCGTCATCTCGGCCAAGACCCAGAACAGATCCGCGCGCGTTTCCGCTGCGACGGCCACCGGATCGGTCCAGCTTGTTGGGACCGGGTCGCCCTCGGTGTAATAGCATTCGTGAATGGCGTAGTTGACGTCCGCCCCGTCCTCGCTGCGGATCACCCGATAATTCCAATTCACGCTCGCCTCCGATTGCGGTTTAGGGATCACGGCGCCGTCCGCACGCGCGACCTCAGCCCAGGCCGCGGCCGCGCTAGCGGCGTCGGCGAGCGCCTCATCCACCGTCCCCCCCATCGCCGTGCAGCCGGGCAAATCAGGAATGACGACGCCGTAAGCGCCGGGCTCGCCATCGACGATGGCGCGGTAGCGAGTCATGTCAGGACCTTTATTGACACCGCGCGTGCGCGGTTGCGCTTGACGATCGTGCCGCCGCTGATGAGTTCGCCGCAGTCGTCGGGCAAAAGTTTTTTCACGTCGGCGCTCGCGGCGGCGTGCAGCTCGGCCGCGGCGCGCGTCTCGCGCCATTGCGCAAGATTCCATTGCATGGTTGCACGCCAGTTCAGATTTTCGGTGGCGGGATCGTCGAGGTCGATTTTGGTCCAACGCTCGGGCGGCGGCGGGAGCGGGGGGAGCGGCACCGGCGGCGTCAGGTTCTCGACGCAGGCCCAAAACTGGTCGATGCGAAGCCAGATGCTTTCCTCATAATCCGGCGTGATGTTGGCAAACAATTCCTGCGGCTCGGCGCCGCCGTGGACGACGACGAGGGCGGCGAACTCGGCCTCGGGCACGCAGGCGCGCTGCACGACGAGCTGCGGCGTGTAATAGGCGAGCCGGTCGTCGAGCCCTAAGCGGGAGTCGATCCACTTGGCGTCGAGGACGGCGCGGTCGCTGGCGCGGTAGCCGTCGAGCGTCGCGGCGACGTGCGGCCGCGTCGGGTGAAAGACGACTTCGCCGCGGCGCGAGATTTCCGATTTGGTTTTTTGCTCGCGCCAGTCGAGAGCGAGGCCTTCGACGTGCGAGCCGAGCGCCATCGGCCAGCTCTTCGAGAAGTCCTCGGGCTCCCACGTCGGGTCGCCGACCAATTCCTTCCACTTCGAGAGGATCGCCGCGCTGTTGCCGGAGATGAGCTGGGGCACGAAGGACGCGGTGATTTTTCCATCGCGGAGGATTTTTTGAGCGGGGCTCAGCATGGCACAATGGTTCCTTGTTCGCGCAAAGCGCGCGCGGCGGCGTAGTCATGCAATGGCGCTTAGAGGGAGAAAGATGATCTCATTCGGTAGGGTTTCCCTTCCGCGCACAAAGCGGGTGCGGTTGGAGGTGTGGAATTCCCAAACCCGGCGAGCAAGTGTCTCGAAAAAAATTAAAGCGCAGGAAGATTGAATGCGCAAGCCTGCGCCGCCCTGCACGGATATGAGCGAAGAGCGAAATTGCGTAGTTGATACTGAAAGAGTTTTTTTGCGAGGAGGCGCGCTCTCGGCGCGGCCAGCTTTTTTCGCGCCGCCCGGAAAATTTCATGCGCGCATCTTCTTGCGCGGACTTTTGAATTTTTGGCCGGTGGTAAGATAGTCCGGCACAAATTTTCAGTCTCACATTGGCGCACAGACGCGCAGAGCGGCGCACGCGCTCACGCGAGGGGCTTTGTTTGATTTGCGCGCGCCGGTGTGGCTAATTTTTTTTCGCATAGCTGTCATTTGGTGACTTCCAAGCGCTCGACAATTTATCGGCCATAGCCGCGCGTGCTTGCGCGCGAGGAGCCCGCGCGTGAGCAGAGCAGCCCGGCAGCTCAATCTGTTCAAGTCGAAGCGCCAGCGCGGAGTGGCGCCGCCGCCGCCGCTCGAGTTCGAGGTCCAGTGCATGGTCGCGGACGACTTGCGGCGCTGGGCGGTGCCGGGCTGGCAATGGACGCATATCCCGCTCGGCGAGGAGCGCTCGGCGATTACCGGCGCGCGCTTGAAGCGGATGGGCGCGCAGCCGGGCTGGCCGGATTTCATTTTGATTCCGCCGCTCCGGCTTCAACTACTTTCGGTACCGCACTTCCTCGAATTGAAGCGCAAGGGGAGCGCGCGGCTGACGCCCGCGCAGCAGGCGTTTGCAGACTGGTGCGGCGAGAACGAATGCCCGCACGCGGTCGCCGATAGCTACCGGGACGCTTTCCAAATTCTGCAAGGCTGGGGCGCGTTGCGCTCGGACGTGAGGGTGACATGAGCGACGGCACATGCCCGCATTGCGGCCGGCCGCTGCTCGCGGCGCGCCTCGGCGTCCGCCTCTCCCCGCTCAAGACGCGCATCTTCGACGCCCTCACGCGCGCCGGGCCGGACGGCATCGACGCGGACGAATTATTCGCGATGGTTTTTTCCGGGCGGGCGGTGCTGCGCACGGTGCTCAAGTCGCACGTCAGTCAGATCAACGAGCTGCTCGCGGAGACCGACTACCGGATCGTCGGCGTGCGCGGGCAAGGGCGCTGGTACACGCTCGTGCACAGGAAAGTGGAGGAGGCGGCATGAGGAAGCATGTCAAAGTTCTGGCGAATTTTCTAGGAGCGGCCAAGGAATTAACCGGCGAATATGTCGACCTCGCCGAGATCACGGAGAACGAGCAGAATCAAATTCGGCTTAGCCTCACATCGCGGCCCGACCGCAAGGAGACCGCGAAGCTGATGGCGGCGAAGGGAATGTCCACCCGCGAGATCGCAAAGATCACAGGGTGGCACTTCACCACGATTGCGGAGGACTTGCGTGTAGGAAAACCTACAAAATCTGTAGGAAATCCTACACCACCATCCACCACCCGCGCCGACAAGGACGAGCGCGCCGCAGAGGTAGCAGCGGCGGCGGCGGAAGAGGGCGTCACACCGGCGCCCACGGGCCAGTATCGCATCATCTATGCCGATCCGCCTTGGTCTTACGGCAACACGATGCCGAAGGGCACAACGGAGCCGCGCGATCACTATCCAGTCATGGAATTGCAAGCGATCTGCGACCTCCCGGTCAGGGATTGGGTCGAGGACAACGCGGTGTTGTTCTTGTGGGTGACCTCACCAATCCTCTTTGACTCGCGCGACGTCGTTGAAGCGTGGGGCTTCGAGTACAAAGGCTCGTTTATTTGGGACAAGATCAAGCACAACATGGGGCATTACAATTCGGTGCGCCACGAGCTTCTTTTGATCTGCACGCGCGGATCATGCCAGCCCGATAAGCAGCAACTGTTTGACAGCGTGCAAAGCATCGAGCGCGGCAAGCACAGCGAAAAGCCCGTCGACTTCTTCGACATCATCGAAACTAACTACACGCACGGCCGCAAACTACAAATCTTTGGCCGCCGCAAGCGTGAGGGGTGGGAGACCTATGGACACGTTGCCGAGCTAGAGGCTGCGGAGTGATGAACGATATTCCCCAGTACCCCGACGCGCCCGACCCGCAAACCTACGAGCACGGGATGGAATATCAGGATTGGGTACGCCCACGCCTCGCGTGCGTCGGCTTCAACGTGCAAGTCAACACGTCGAAAAAATTCCAACTGCAACAAGGCGAGAGCGCGCAGGGCGTCGAGATCAAGCTGGACAATCGCTGCTGCACCCCTCCTTACAATCAAGTCTCCATCGAGATTGAAGAGAAGAGCCGGCGGTCGATGGAGCGATGGACGCCGAGCGGAATCTTCGCCGCCGACAATCACCTCTGGTATGTCGTCGGCAGCTACAAGATCGTCTTCATATTCGCGCGCAAACACCTGAAGTCGATCTTCCGTCATGAAAATCCGAGAGTGGTCGAATACAACGGGACCATGCGCCGGTTTTTCATTCCCGCGCGCCGTGCCCTTGCCGTTGCCGGCGTCGTACTCGCGACCAGGGATTCTCCGTTCGGCCAGCAGCTTGCCCTTCAGTTCGAAGGCAGCACCAAGTCGCTGTTCGGATGGGACGGCGGCGAGCACCAGATCGTGCGCGCCCGGCCCAACGGGGACAATCTGGTGCTGGAAGTTTCACAAAAGCTCACGGATGCAACATGACTTGGATAGCCACATGAAACCAAACTAGGAGGAGGACCACAAATGACACAGGCAGCAAATGGAGCGCACAAGTCACGTCCCGCCAAGCCCATCTTTTCCGCGGACGAGCAGAAGCTGTTGAAGAAAATTCTCGATCAAAATCCACCCATCGTGGAGTTGTCGGCCGGCGACCTCAACGTCGACCTGAGCTACCAAGACCGGCCGCGGGACCGCATTGTCACTCAGATTGTGAACCATTTCTCGCCCGCTTTTTTGGGCGTTCTAAAGATCGCGCAGCGTCCCGATGGGACCTATTGGGTCTGCGATGGGGCGACGCGCGTCCAAGCGCTTTTGGCCCGAGGCGATAAGGAGCGGCTGGTGCGCTGCGAAGTGTTCCAGACCGAAGGCCAGCGGCAAGAAGCGTTGCTGTTTGCCTTTTTCAACTCCAAGCGCTCAAAAGAGCCGACCAAGCTCATCACCAATCTCCAGGCATACAGCGTCGCCGGCACCGACAAAGGGTTCGGCGCGGCGATTGAGCACTGCGGGTTCAGTCTCACCAAGGGCAGGCGTCAGTTGCATGGCCCGAGCTACGTGATGCAGGCGTGGCAATTGGACGGCGACGGCACCGCCATGAAGAAGGCTCTGTTCACGCTCAAGGAGGCGTGGCGCGATTTGTATCCCGTTCACGGCTACATGGTGAAAGGCGTAGCTCTACTTTATCACACGCAACGGCGGTCCATCGACGAACAACTGCGGCGCGTTCTGCAACGAACGCCGCCCGAAGAAATAATGGATCGCGTCACCCGGCGATATGCAGCCGCTGGCGCCAAGCGCTCCCGCATCCACCCTGACGACAAGCCACACCTCGTCGCCCGAATTCTCGCGGACGCAATCAACCGGAATCCAGGCAAGTCAGGAACGATTGATATCAACAAGCTTGCTCAAGCTGACCAGCATGCCGGAGCCTAAGCAATGGACGACATCGGCGAACGAGATGCCCTCGCCATCGGCAGGCTTTACAGCAGCGCGCGAGGGTCGAGCAGCGGCCGTGTTTTTTACCTCAAGGACGCGGGTGACCGCCTGCTGCTCAAAAAGGAGTCGCTTGGCCACGGCCTCTGGCTTGCATGGCTTCGCAGCAATCAAAGCCTGCTCGGCCTGACACCTCGCGCGGCGCAAAATCTGATCCAGGGCGCGCAATGGCTGGCCTCTAATTGGCAGATCGCTAACAGGCTCGAAGAAATTGTCACCGACCCTTTCGCCACCGGCGAGGCTCTCGCGGCAGCAGACGAAATCAGGCAGCTCATCGCTGCTCAATTCCGGCCGGCAGTTCGCGGGACGCTTGGCCGGCGGCAGCAGCGGATGGAGTGGTACACGCCGCACGAATATATCGCGCTCGCCCGCGCTGTGCTCGGCGACATTGACATCGACCCGGCCTCTACCGAGTACGCGCAGGAGACGGTCAAGGCACGGCAGTTCTTCGACAAAGCGCAAAACGGGCTGCTGAATCCATGGTACGGGCGCGTGTGGCTCAACCCGCCTTACGCGCAGCCGCTGATCAGCAGATTCATCAACAAGCTGCTCATGGAGTGGAATGCCGGGCGGATTCAGTCCTGCATTACGCTCACTCACAATTACACCGACAGCGTATGGTTTCACGACGCTGCGGCCGCTGCCGACGCGGTTTGCTTCACGCAAGGGCGCATCAAGTTCTACGATCCGGACGGCGAGCTCGCCAAGCCGACACAAGGCCAGGCCTTTTTCTATTTTGGCTCTGAGGTCGATACGTTCAAGCAAACATTTGGGCGCGTTGGCCTGATCGTCAGGTCAGACGAATTGTCCCGGCGGCGGATGGTTGCGCCATGAAGAAGCGGCAGCAGCCTGACGACAAAATTCCCGTGGTGTGTGCACGCTGCGGTTGGCGCGGCAAACGCAGCCGCACGACCGGGTGGCCCGCTTGTCCGCGCTGCGGCGCGCGCGCCGAACTCATCGTGCCGCGAAAAGACAACGTGCAGCCAATCAAGCCAGCCTTTCGGGTGAACTAGATGATCGCCTGGCGCTCGTGCACCAAGTGGACGCGCATCGTGCCGCACGATCGCGCCGAGGATTACGCCCGCCTCGGCTGGGCCCTCGCGGACGCGTTCGAGCCCGGCGGCTGGCACGCCGAATGGTGCGTGCTCGCCGCTTGGCTCTGCGACTGCCCCCTGCGCGAGCCCGCGGGGCCGCATAGCGCTGTGAAACACAAACGCGAGCAATAGCTTCCAACATTTCACGTGGAACACTGGAGGCCGCGCATGAGCAATGTCAGACACCTGCACCGCGGCCTGCCGGCGCTCCGCTGCGTCCAATGTCGCCGCTCGCCGCGGCACAGCGCCTATACCCGCTGCCGCGGCTGCATGGCGCGGATCTGGCGCGCCGCCGCCGCCAAGGCTGCGCGCTCGCGCAAGATCCGCCGCGAGGCCATGTCCGTTGCAGAGTTTGCGTCATGACCGGGCATCGCCACGACGACGACTTCCCCGGCGTGCCCGCGGCCGCCTCGGTTAGCCTGCAGTTTTGCGAATGCGGCGTGCTCACCGTCTCGATGCATGACAAGGCCGGCGCCTGCATCACCTTCGCCGCGCTCGACCGCGCCGAGGTGATCCGCATGGTCCAGAGCTTCGTGCAGCCCGCGGGCCCGGAGGCGGTGCACTGACATGGCGGACGAGGAAAAGCCCGACAACGTCATCCCGCTGGTGCCGAAAAAGCCGACGGCGGCCAAGGGCGACGTCGGCGACCCCGGCTTCGCCATCACCGCCGAAATGATGCTTAGCAAATTCGAGGAGCGCTATGCCGGCAAGCTCCGCTTCGTCCCCGCTTGGGGCTTTTGGCTCGAGTGGACGGGCAAGGTTTGGAGCCGCGACTATTGCGCCGTCAACAAGGTGGTCACGCTCCTCGCCGAGCTCGGCAAGGAGCGCAAGAACAAGGACCGCACCAAAATCGACTCGCACCACATGATCAGCGGCACCGAGCGCCTCGCCCGCAGCTCGCCGGTCTTCTCCGCCGCGGTCGAGCGCTTCGATGCGGATCCGTGGCTGCTCAATACCCCCGGCGGCGTCGTCGAGCTCCAGACCGGGAATTTGCGGCCGGGCCGGCCCGAGGACTACTGCACCAAATTAACCGCGGCCGCGCCGGACTTCGACGCCCCCGCCCCGCTCTGGGACAAATTCATTAAAACCGTCACCGGCGGCGACGACGCCCTCGCCGAATACTTGCTCCGCGTCCTCGGATACTGCCTGACCGGCGAAACTAGCGAGCAATGCCTGTTTTTCCTGTTCGGTACCGGCGCCAACGGCAAGTCGGTATTCTTGAATACCGCCCAGCATATCCTCGGCGACTACGCCGCCACCGCCGCCATGGAAACCTTCGCCCACACCGTCCATGAAAAGCACGCGCAGGACTTGGCCTCGCTCCGCGGCGCCCGCTTGGTCCTCGCCTCCGAAACCGAGGAAAGCAAGGGCTGGAACGAAGCCAAGGTCAAGCAGCTCACCGGCGGCGATAAGATCCGCGCTAACTTCATGCGCCAGGACTCGTTCGAATACCGCCCCGCTTTTAAGCTCCTCATCGCCGGCAACCATAAGCCAAAGCTCCGCTCCGTCGACGAAGCCATCCAACGCCGCCAGCAAATCATCCCGTTCGCCATCACGATCGAAAAGCGCGACACCGCCCTCACCGCCAAGCTCCGCGCCGAAGCCGGCCCAATCCTCGCCGCCATGGTCCGCGGATGCCTCGCCTGGCAGGCCGAGCGGCTCAATCCCCCCGAGGCCGTCCTGGCGGCGGTCAAGGACTACCTCGAAGAGGAGGACATCCTCGGCCAATGGCTCGACGAATGCTGCACCCTCTCACCCGGCGCCTTTGCATCAACCGAAGACCTCTTCGGCTCATGGAAAATCTGGGCCGAAAACCACGGCGAACCCCTCGGCAAGCAAGCCGGCCTCACCCGCCGCCTCAAGAACAGACCCGGCCTCCGCTACACGAAAAAGCCGCGCCGAGGCTTCAACGGAATATCAACCCACGCAACTCTTAAGGATGCAGATGACCAAATCTAAAACCATCACGCTCGTGCCCGCGCTACCGGGCTGGTCCGTCGCTCACCTCACATTCAGCGACAGCAATTACGACCCCGCCACCGCTAGCTTGGCATTCGACCCAATCCTCGCCTGGGAAATCACACGCGGGGAAGACTACTACGGGAAAGACTACTACGACGTCTCGCCCATCACCCTCGACGGCATCCCAAGCGACAGTGACCATTGGGCGATCAAGCGGTCGGACGGCATATTCGAAATCCCGGCGACCCGCACCTTCGGGACCGAGGAAGAGACCCTCGACTACCTCCGCGAATCCTACCGCGAGGCCCGCGAGGAGGCCCGCAAAAAGGCCGCCACCACCTAGCTATGCAAGCCTGCGGGGACTCCGCAGGGGCGCTTTGAAACCCCTGAGCTATGTGAACCACGCATAGCTCGGAACTTTGGGGGCGCTTTGAGCCGTTTCCGGGGCGCTTTTTTTTGCAATGCGCCCCCGCCTAAGTATCTCAAGAGTCTTGCCTAAAGGCGCTTAGAGCGCTTTAGGCGCTTTATTACCTACTATACGATACACACACGCCTGTATAGAGTACATACCCGAATCGCGCCTCAAAGCGCCCAAAGCGCCCTGATCTAGCTAGCGGCCGGGCCCGAGGCCCCCTTTGCTATGCGCTCGCCGCGCGGCGAGCGCCCTTTTTGGGTAAAAGCGTCTCGCTCAGACGCTCCGCTCCCTCGGAAAGCCTTGCGGAGCAAGGCTTTCCTCCTCCGCTGCCCGCCGTTCCCCCAACTCTTTCCCTATACTCGACCGCGTTCAACCTTCCTTGCCCCGCGCTTAAGTCTTTCTAAAGCCTCGGAAAAACAGGCCTTGGGCGCGAAGCTCTCGCAAAAGGGCGCGGGGAGGGCTCCTGTAGCCGATCGGGTTTTTTGGGTTTTGAGGGGCCTTGGAGGGGGGGCATGCGGGTTTTGCATGCACGACAGAATCGGCGGTGGAAAAAAAACTTTTTTGGGGGCAGGGGGCGGCATACGGCGCCCCC